TCACCGACTAACTGCATTAAGGGATATTTCAAGTGTTCGGATGGAGCTTCTTGCCAGCCATCTTCGACAACACCGTAGACAACTTTAACTAATTCATCTCTGTTTTCGGCGTTCATAACTTTATCTCTAATATCAGTTTTATCAATTTCTCCCCAAGGAGTATCTTTCAATTCTTTTTCATTGATTTTATAAGTTTTTTTATCAGCCAATTCCTTTTTTCTCCTCTCGCTAAATAATTTCAAACTATTATTATGTTTAGAATAATAATCATCGGCACTTTCAGCAGAAAATCTTTTAATATTCATCTCTGCACCCTCACAACTCGGTTTATAATTTAATCCAAGAATTGTACAGCCATGAAACATAATTTTTTCAATCGGATTATCTCCATTTTCATCTGGCTCTTCCTGTTCGATACAACTAAATTCAGCACTAACATTTCTAAAATTATGCTCTTTAAATAACTGATATACAGGGGTAGCATATAATTTAGAAATCAAGACATCAAACACCGCAAATGTTTTACCATCTTTTTCTTTAAACTGAATTTTTCCATCTTTAGGGAAATAGCCTACAATTTGTTGGTCTTGTGTATGAGTAGTGACATCCTTTTGAAAATCAGAATATTTAGCAATTAGAAATTTTCCTAACATAGTATGAGCATCACGTTTAAGAACATCGAGAGAAATAGGGTTTTTATGACTATTATTACCCTCGGCTAATAAGTAAACTTCACCTAATGCAAAATCAACATCTTCATCATCGGTGAATAAATAAATATCATCAACAGAAAATTGTTTTATTTTCTCCATTACTTATTCACCACCTTTCAATATATTTTATCAATTCATTAGTTTTTTCATAATAATAATAACCCTCCCAAAAGTATTTTGGGAAAAAGCCATGTTTGTGTAATTCCATAGTTTTGTCGCTATCAACTTTAATGTATTTATCTTTCTCTCTTGGTTTTTGCCTAAATAACATTTTATTTATCTCCCAAGATAAAGAAATGGTCTTTTAAATGAGCGTCAAAACTTGGGTTGTCTTTATATAGTTTGATTTTATCAACCAATAAAATACATTGGTCTACAATATTATTATAATACACATTGAAACTTAATAAATCAGATGCAATTTGTTTGTCCATATTCTCCATTGCAATCTTAATACACATAGAGAGCTGGTTTTGAAAATCAATAACGATTTCAAGCAGTTCGTTTAAAACTTCTTCTACAGTATTGTACTGTTTATCCATTACTGGAATACCACCAAATACAACACTAATATTATATCGTTCTAAGCACTTTTCACTTAAATCGTCACCAATTCCGTTTGAAAAATAATGAGCAATATATTTATGAACCACATCGGCAGTCTCATTATACGATAAATCAGCCAACAAAACAGATTTCATTCTATCAATTCTGGCATTATCAATATAACATTGAGTGATTAGCTCTTGGACTGCTGACTTGGTAGGTGCTGTGATGTTCAAAGATATTCACCTCTATCAATCATAATCTCTACTTTCAGTTTTAACTTCATCCTGTTCTGGTCTGCCTTGGTTTTCTGTTGCATTTGCAGTATGAATAGACATTAATTGCCCAAGTTTAGACATAAAGTTACTATTTTTACCCTCGTCTAACATACGACTGAAAGATTGAGGTTCATAGCCAAAAGCTTGTGCAAAAGCCGATTCGCTAAGAATAATACCTCTATCTGCCAATGCGATAACTTTATCTTGTCTATTCTTTTGTTCGAACCAATAATTAGAACCATCGAAATGAAATCTAAAATGATATTTCTTTAATTTTTTGTTAACAAAGTAATTCAAAAAATTCTCAAATTGAGTGTATAACTTTTTCATTTTACCATAGTCATTACTAATTTGAGCGAACAATTCAGCTTCAGATACTTTATCTGTACTATAAATGACTCTACTTGCCGAAGCACCTAAGCTTGCGCTGTTCTTAGTTTGAGTAGTATACATTTCGGTATCCTTATCTTCAAATTGGTAAAAATCAACATTTTCTGCTGGCATTGCACCAATTTTAATGTTACTCCCAATGCCTTCACGAACTAAAGACAATAACTGGCCTAAAACGCTAGGCTCAAAAGCTGTGGCATTAGGCTCGTTCGTGTCTTTAAGCATTTTAATTTCACCAATTAACAAACCATAAGCAGAAGCGAAATTTTTATCATTCTGCAATTTTTGAACTACGCTATCTAATACGGTATCTTTCATCAAATTAGCCAAAGGTGGCGTGATAGCAAAATCGTTAGTGTTATACTTAAAAACCCATGCTCCGTCATTAGGGGAAGTTTGAGTCCAATATGCCCACGTTCCATCTCGATTAACAAATTGATTAGAAGGTATATAATTATATTGATTCTCTGATTGAAAAACATTCAAGTAATATTTTTTAAAAGCAGGAGCAAATAAGTTAATATCAATGCTTGGATTAAGAAATAAGCTCATATTAAAATCATATAAGAAGCCATTTTCCCAATACCCTGTAAGCGTACAATAATTTTTAGGCATAATTTGAAGTGCATATTTTGGCACTTTTTTATTACTTAGCCCGATGCCATTATCTCTAAACCACCTATAATCAACATCATTTATCAAAATGTTTTTAACTACATCTTTGAAATAAGTTTTATAATCAAAATTATCTAAAAATTTAAAAACTCTATTTTCATCTTCTTTGTATTCTTTTGATGAATAATCAGTACCAAAAGCATTAATGCAATCCCAACGCAAATCAAAAGATAGAATATTCGCAAAGTAATCTACTGTTTGACTAAAAATTCTGTCAAAATAATTCATATATTGACTAAAAGAAGATAATAATTCAGAAGAATTAGGGGTGTCTTTTAAAGCTTTAACAATAGAATTATAATCTGCTCCAATCGGATTGCTTGTCAATCTTTCCAAATTTTTACTTAACAAATCTGGAGTATATAATCCAATACTATTTTTATAAGAATTATTTAGTCCGTCTGCAAATTGTAAAACATCCCAAACCTGCTTCTTAGTTAATTGTTGTTGTTCTTCCAATTTCTCATCTCCTTTCTTTTATTATCCAAACAATCTCCATTCATTTATATCAAAGCCAGTTTTAGTTTGACCTTTTTCTTTATTATTTTGGATTAATGTTAAAATATAATTACCATAAGACAAAGCAACGGCAATATCTTTTGTTCCTTGTCTTTGCTCAACAAGTTTCACATAACCCTCATTATAAACAGGAGATAAATTAATCATCTCATTTAACAAAAACATTCCTTGTACATATGGATATTTCAATCTTGCCCTTTCTTCAGAAGTCGCAAATAAATATTCTTTTTTCTCTGACATTCTTTGCTCATAATCCAAATCATCTAAAGGCAAAGAAATTTCATCATTTTTTAATTTGATAAATAAGTCATTCCACATGGCACTATTTAATACTTTATGACCTTGCATAGGAATAATTACTGGTCTGGCACTTCTATCAATGGCTCGATTAGCCAAATCATTTATTTTTGCCTCGGCTAACACATTATACTCCATTTTTTTACAAACAGTTAGACCGCTTTTATCCCACGTTGAGTTTCCTCTTGTAGGGTGATCATACTCTCTTGTTAAATTGGTATAATGAATTTCACCGCCATTTAACAAGTCCATTACACAATAATCTGCTTTATAATCATAAAACAGCTCTCGGATTGTTTTTAAAGCTTTCTCCTGCTCGCCGCCAGCCATAGTTTGAATATAATCTACATATCTATGGTATTCTCCATTTTTCTCTAATTTTAAAGACATACAAATCATAACAGTATTATCGTTCTTTTCTTTTGTCGTGGCATTTGCAAAAGCAAAATCAACTACAATAATTCTGATTTCATCTTCTGCTTTTGGCTTCCCATGATATGTCCTCGAACTTAATTCCTGTGGTAATGGAGGATAGAATACTCTGCTATTATTTTGAGCTTTTCTTACCATATCCAATGTAAAGAAACTGCTTTCACTTTCGCCAAGAGTTTCATTTAAAATTTCCATTGCAAAATCATATGTTCCTAAACTTTTTCTGGTAGCATAAAACCATTTAGCATCTTTTAAACCATATTTAATCGCTAAGAAAATATCCGAATTAAATACCCTGTGTCTGCTATATTTGTCTTTAAAATATGAAACAAAGGTTTTATTATATAAAGTATTAAACCATTCATTTTTAAATCTGTTTGACGTAATGTAGACTTGCTTCATTATATCAAATTTACTTTTATAATTAGAGTATGTTTTATTCTTTTTGTATTGTGGTTGCCTTAATGTTAGCATAGGAACACCAACACTATCAACCATAGTTTTTTTAATTAATCGACATTCTTCAACAATTAACATTTGAACGTGTTCACCACGAGAAGAATCAATGGCTGGTAGAAAGATAATTGATGAACCATTCCAAAATTGAGCAATGTAGCCCTTTTCAGTTTCTTTATATGTTATTAATCCATTGTTTAATAACCATGCCATAAAATACGAGTTTTTATTACAAATTTCTTTTTTAAATGTTGTTTCAAAGTCAGCGGAAACTTGTCCTCTGCTAACCGCCATAACGGCAACGCTATAATGCGGAAATTGTAAACACATAGCAGCAGCATACACTATGGCTTTAAAAGTCTTAGAAACACCACGAGTTGAAACATCTACATAGTTTGTAGCGTCTCCCATAGTAAAATATGAATAATGCTGATATGGGAATGATGATATCCCCATTTTGTAATGGATATAAAGATTAGGATTATTGCGCCAAAAGGTTATCCATCTTTTCTTTCTATCTTTTATCTCTTGCTGTCTTTTTACAGATAATTTCTCTTCTTTTCTTCGAGAAGATTTAATACCCTTAATTTCTTGAAGAATTTCTTGATTTGTCATTTCTGCAAATCCTCAACATTCAAATCTGGATATTCTTTTGAGCCTAAAACTTTATTCCCAATACAACGCATAATATCATCGTTATCACTTCTGAAATGACAAATATCATCCAAATGTTCATCAACCCAATCTAAAGGTTCGATGTTTTCTTCTGTATATGCCCAATCTTCAATTAATTTTTCAACATCAGTTTTTTTTTCGTCAAATTTAAAATCATCTAATTTAAGTTTTTTGTAATATTCCATTACTCGCTTTTCATCGCTCGAGGTGTCTTTTCCTGCTAATCGTGCCTTATGGACATCTAACAAAGCCAAACAAAGAAATCTCAAAACCGTTATGGTACTGTTTGCTAAGTCTTTCTCATTTTTAGCATATTTGCCATATTCATTCTCTAAAAACAAATAATCTTCTAAAGAATCTTGATTTCCCCAATCTTCCTGTAGCTCGTTTAGTGCTTTTATGTCTGTCGGGTCAATTTTGAGTCCAGTTACAAAATTAGTAATTTCTGGTAATGAATTTTCTAAATCAGTATATCTTTCAGCAGGGGGGTTAATCTTATTAATCATTTCAACGTATTGTTTTAAATAATTAACATTTTTTTTAATCTTTTTATTTGATTCTTGAGCTATTTTTGTATATACCCTTAAATCAAAAGGATAATGAAAAAAATTACATAAATTTCTAATTCCATTTTCTAAAGTTGAGGATTTAGACATAATTTCGGATGCTAATTCATCGCAGCATTTTATACAGAATACACTTTTACCCTCTTTTAAAAATGGAGCTTTATTGTCATAAAAAAAACCAAGAACGTGTGTTTCCCCACATCTTGGACATCTTAATTCTTTCTGAACCATATTTTATCATTCCATTCTGTTCCCTTTTATTCTTTATATATAGCAAAAGAGAACTCAAATGAAGAGTTCTCTTTCTTCCGACACAACATCGGACATCAGAAGCCACGAGTAGGCTTCGAACCCACAACGTCCACTTTACAAGAGTGGCACTCTGCCCATTGAGTTATCGTGGCAAAACTATGGTAATGTCGTAACACTACCAATACAAAACTCTCATTTAAATAAACCATTGTACACTAATTTATTTAAACCGCTACTAAGAATTTTCCATCCTTGCGGGAGTGAGAATCGAACTCACCTAACCGAGCTTATGAGGCTCGTAAGTAGCCACTACTTTATCCCGCCATAAACCACAGCTATTATAAAAGCTTTTCAGCAACCAATTCTATAAAGTATAGTTTTATAATAGTCTTATGTGGCAGTTATTTTTTATATTCTATCCTCTCTTAATTATTATATTCCAGAGAAATCTATGCTATAATAGACTTCTCTGGATAGTTCAAAGGAGGGAGAATGAAAAACCTATACTAAATTAATATTGATAATGTTATCATCATTACCAGAAATAATATGCAAAACTTGACTTGGCTTAGTGTACTTTCTGATTTTAACAGCATAATCATCTGCCCCAACCACAGAACCATTTACAATTACCGTTGTTTATCCATTTTCTTCTACTTGTAAATGGTGAGTATGCCCCATGTAAATATAATCTGGAATGTAGCCTAATACTTTAGAAAAATCATTAACTACATTTCCAAATTTATCATTATGCCCATGAGTTGCAATACAACTACTTCCACCAACATTAAATTCAAGATAATCGCTATGTCCACTATCAATAACTTTTAAGCCAGTCCTCAGTTCAATATATCTAAAGATTAATCTTTCAAAATTTTCAGAGTCGATATTATCTTCTTTGCTTGCGTTCATTCTTGAATGATTGCCAACAACACCATAAATATTTACAAAAGAAATTTCTGAATTGATTTTAGTAATTTCTTGAGATAAAATTTCACTAATAGTCATAATTTGCTCTGCGACATCTTCTTCTTGTGCTACTCGTGCCGATAATTTAATTAAACCAGAAATTAAATCTCCACATAAGACAATATTTAAAGTTTGCACATGATATAATTAACAATATTCAATAACTTTGGTGCTCCAAAAATTTAAACGACTGCTTGCAATAGTGGTTGAATACATATTTACATTATTATCTACTTGTAAGCCGTAATGAATATCTGATAATAAAGCAACCGCAATATTATTCCTGTCATTGTAAGATTGAGATATCTTAGCCTCTTTTTCTTGAGGAATTTGAACAATATTTTCTTTTAAGACTTCAAGCAAATTTTCAAATCTTGCTTGTTCTCTTAGATAGTTTCTTTTTTCTCTATTTACATCTTGCAATCTTACTCGCTCTTTGTAAATTTCATTCTTTAAATCATTTAACTCAATAGAATCAAGAGTACTTCCGTTTGAAATTTGACTACGATAATGTTTAGCTACTCGATAGCCACTAAATATACCACAATTAAAAGAACGTCTGATTGTATCAGCAGACATGTTTAAGTCTAAATCTTCCGCAATTTCTTCCCAAGTTTTATCACTAATGCCATCAACTTTATCAATTAATTCTTGAATTTGTTCTTCAAATTTATCCATTTTGAAACTCCTTATTAGATAGTTTCAAAATCTTCGTTTGCCAAAATGATAGTTGTTCCAATCATATTTTCTAATAACTCGACAGCATTGAATTTTCTCTCATTACCATCTTTTTGGCTTACAGTAATAATATACTCGCCATTTTCTCTACTTAAATATCCAATTACTTTTGTAGACACTTTTTTTTCGTACATTTCCTTCATAATTCCGTTTGTCTCCTCTTATTCAATATATGGGTCGCCTGTGGTTTTGCGCTTGATAGTTTTTTCAACTACAGGGTTGACCGCAAATTTAATACCGCTCTTTGCAGGAATTTTCTTTAGCTCGTAATCTCCAGTTTGAAAGTTTTGAATACGTCTTGTCTGTTCTTTGATTGTATAAAATTGGAAAGACCCTAATTTACCCATTCTAAAAGTACAGTCATTCATAATTAAATCATATAAAACCGATTCATAACTTTCGACTACTCTCGAAACTTCTTGCCTTGAGATTCCTGTATTTTGAGCAACCATATTAATAATTTCCGCTCTTGATACATAGACCTTTTCCATTACTTTTCTATCCTTTCTCCGTCTAATCCTCATTGGGTTTCCCTTTATGTGTATAGTATTTTTACAAGAAATCATTATAATTCTTAGTATAAAAATCCTCCACTTCTCGAACCTAAAATTGGATTATATTTTGGCATTTTTTCTGTATTTTTTTGGACATTATTATATATATATTCTCCGTAAATATCCCAAATAATTTTCAGACAAGTTTTTGCATTTGTATTGTAAAATCTTAATAAGAGTATATCCACAAGTTTTATAATATCATATTGTGAATATTTATTTTCTAAAACTTCTTTTATTTCTTGGGGAATCATAACTTTCGATATATCAATATTAATATTTTTATATTTCAATGTTATATCTTTAACCAGTTGTTTAAAATCATCCTCTATGTTTTGAAATTCTTCTATGTTTACTAAATTAGGGTTATTCATTAAAACATGATAATCAAATTTACCAATTTTATTAGTCAAAGAAAGTTTTTTGTTTGGTATTTTGGCTTCGATATAACCCATGATGTTATTTGTATTTAAAATATCAACCTTTTCTTCTGGTTTATCTTTATTGTAAATAAAGAAATGTGGCAAATTCTCTTTTTGAAATTTAATCATTTTTCTTCTAAACCATTCTGGTCTTTTAGGCATATATAAAGTCTTTGCGGAGTCTATACTGAAGTTAGACTCGGCACACAATAGTTTAACTATATCAATATATTCATCAGTAAATTTCTTATAGTTCCAAATTTTAGTTATATTGTTACTATAGATACCGATTTTTCCACTCTTATAAGCTAACATAATACCATTATTAATATGTTCAGAATCTAATGGAGCAGCATCGGCTTTTTTCATCTCATAATAAAGTGGAACTATATTTTTCATGTTCTTTTCAGCTAATTTAATAAAATCTTTATCTTCAACAACAAGCAGGATATCACCGTCGCACATATGAACTACTGACTATATCATAACCATGCAGTTTCCTGTTTAGGTCTGGTGCGCTTCGATAATAGGAATTTCACCTACTATCTACTCTACTTGGTTATTCTTTATTTACCATACGGTAAATAAATACCCTTTCGATAGTCGATTGAGAGCTTAAAATGATTAAATGATTTTTAAATAAGAACCTTTATAATTATCTTTTTCATTTTTTAGATAATACCTTTAATTAATCATTTAAGTTCCACAGGATTCTGTTCTATCCCCTGTTAGCACAATTTTTAATTGCCATTTCCTGCAATTCCTTAACGTAAATTGTACACCCTATATTTATAGGTTCACACCATTTTATATCCTTATGTTTCCATAAGGTTCGACTGCGACTAACTAATCGAATTGTAAGACTTTGGATATTAAATCTTTTGTTGAAGTATAAACACCTTTAGTTACAAACCATTTACTAATTTCTTTGTTTCTAACATTAATTCTAACAGAATGTTCCTTCATCAAATGGGGCGAGCGTAAACAATCTAATTTTTTATTATTCTCGAATAAATTACATGACACTTCTCCGTTTTGTAAAAGCCCATCAGGAACAGAAATTCCTTTAAACAGCCATTCACAAAAAGCATAAACATCTGGAATGACAAAAGTATACTTGCCATTAATGTTTATTTTCCCACACTTAGCTTCTTTAACTTCTTTTTCTTTTAGGGATTTCAAGATATCTTTATTGTTCGGTTCTCTTAAAAGTTCTGGATATAGATATAAAGATTTTTGCATCCATGACTGATTGGAATAATCGGGATTAACTCCAAAAATCCTCATGGTCGTTTTAAAATCCCCACCAATAGAATTGATATTTTTAATTGTTGGTTCTAAAATTTTATCGACCTCTTTCGTTGTCCAATCAGTTAAAGTCTGAATCATTTGATAGCCAAGTTTAGAGTTGTAAATTTTATCTTGCTCCATTTTACAATAACAAGCTTCACAATTATATTTCTTGAAATTCTCTTTGTATTCATCCCAACTGTCATACATCTTATTGAGTTTAAATTGAGATTTTGTTAAAATATATTTAATATCATCGTCAAAAATATTCCATTTCTTGCCATAAATGTCAATTATATCACCAGAAAGATTGTTTTCTATCACGAACTTATCAAAAGGCATTTCAATCATGAGACCTTTAACCCAAGGCATACGAATCATTCTCGTTGTTTGCCCTATCATAATACCTGCGCCATCCATGTGATTAATTGGAATATACATTTCTTTTCGCTCAATAGAATAATCATTCATATTGATATAATCAACCATGCCGTTAACCATAGTTTCAAAATCATCAACAACGACTGTTTGGTCAATATTAAAATCTTCCCATACTTCCGTGGCAGAAGTAGTTAAAGCCGAATAAGCTAAAAATTTATTTGTGTTAATTCCACCTTTTTGATTGATAGTATCATAGCTTAATCCGCACATTAATGTGTTAGATAATTTTTTCAAAAGATTTTCTTTAATGACAACAAATTTCTTTTGCCTAATTTGTCCTGCGCTTGCAGTATAAAAAACATATTTTTCACCATTATACATAAACCCACGTTTGATAACATCTTCTGCTGGTTTTCTGTGATAGACTGTTATAACCATAAAGTCAGTAGTTAAATCATTTGTTTTTAATCCCATAGCTCTTGTTAGTGTTGATTCGAACATTGCTATTAATCTTTTTGATGTTAAATCCTCTTCGTTAAGTTCTCGAACAATATTAAAAGATTGATTTTTAACAAATTCTTCATCTAACTGTTCTTTATAATATTTTATGAGCTTATTTAATCTTTTCTTCTGGTTATCAGTGACCTCGATAGTTAAAATCTGTCTTTTAGATAATTTGTCTCTTTTAGGTTTCCCCGATTTAATAAATTCGCATTTTTTAATTTTTTTATTTAATTCTCTTTCTTTTGGAGTAAAAAAACTATCAATGCCCAATGAATATAATTTAACCTGATTTTGTAACTCAAACATTAATTTCCCTCTTTATTTCGTCAATAGAAAAGTGCCATAAGAAGTAAAACAAACCATTTTTTGTTACCATAATCCATTTACGAGTACAAATATCATTATTTTGTTGGACAATAGTATTTTCTTTGACTTTAAACAATCCAAGTTCTACTGCTCTTGGAGTTGGCATATTTTTATTTTCTTCATCTGCAATTAAATAACCATTTTCTCTCCAATATTTAAAAAGTTTATTGTGTCCAGTTTTAATATCATTATTTTTTAAAATCATTACTAATTCATCAACTGAGAATAAATCTTTATTACAATCCATTTACTTTCCTCCTTTTATTCCTCTTCTGTTTCTAATTCTATATTTAACAAACTTATTGCAGTTTGATTATTGATGTCATCTTCATCAACATCTGGCTCGTATTCATCTTTAAGCCGATTAGAACTTTTATATTTATTATAGCTCATCTCTTCCCACATTGGCTTATCTCCTTTCTAAAATCTTTAATAAAATTATAACATACCCTTAGTAAAAAGTAAAGTATATTTTTGCAGTTTTTTAAAATATTTTTTAATTGTGGATAATGTGGATAGCTTTATATAAACTGTTGATAACTTTTAGCTCCTGTGGATAAATTATCCTTAAAAGAAAGAAAAGAACCAAAAGAAAGAAAATATAAATATATATATTATATTATTATTATATTATAATATTATATATTATTACAGTATTATAATAAATTATATAATTATATTAATATATATTTCTTTTCTCTTTGGTACTTTCTCTTTTCTTTACGGCTATCACATTTTCGCCTCAGCCATTAAAAAATTACCATAGATGTAAAGTGGGGTCTTGGTATTCATTTTACTTAGTCAAAAACAATGCGGAACAAGAACTTTTTGGGACTTAAAATCAATTCAAACCCCATGTATAATACAAATTATCATTAAGCACATTTTGAACGCTTTAAATTTTAAAATAAGTCGTTTTAAATAATATTTTGAAAAAAACTATTGACTTATAGCTCAAAATATGTTACAATATCTCATAGATAAGGAAATGTGGCTTAAATATCGCAATAATATGACTTATCCACAAGATAACAAAATTTATCAATGTTATCCACAGAAAGAAAAAGTTATCCACAGGAGAAAAGGAGAGATTTTAATGAAAAATGAAGTACAAGTGTTTCAAAACGAAGAGTTTGGAGAAGTTAGAACAACAGAGGTTAATGGAGAAATTTGGTTTGTTGCTAAAGATGTAGCAAAATCATTAGGTTATTCCGATACGTCGGATGCAATTAAACGCCATGTTGATGAAGAGGATAAGCTGACAAGGCGTTTCACCGACTCAGGTCAAGCCAGAGAAATGTATATCATTAATGAAAGTGGTTTATATAGTCTAATTCTATATAGTAAATTGCCAAATGCTAAGAGATTTAAAAAATGGGTAACATCTGAAATTTTACCCTCTATTCGGAAAACTGGTGGCTATGTTCAAATTAACAGAGAAAAAGAATTTTTAGACAACTGGCTATCGAGATTTTCCGATGAAACAAAAAATGTTATGATTAAAGAATTAACTGCAACTAACGAAAAGCTACAAGAAGAACGAGATAATTTAGCTAAAGACAATGCGGTCTATAGAGGAGAAGTTTTTGACTGGGGAGATAGAAAGAGACTGAATTTTGCCATTAGAAAGCTTGCAAGCCTACAGAATAAATCTTTTGGTATAGTGTGGAATGATTTTTACAGAGAGTTGTCTTACCGTTGGGGTATCGATTTAAAGAAACGTGGCAGTTCACCATATATCAAACATATTCAAGAAAAAGAGTGGCAATATGTGTTAAGAACATTGACTGCGCTATGTGAAGATGCAAATACAACATTGAGCGAAATTATGAAAAATATTAGGAATGACTTTAAGAAGGAAGAATAATGTTAAAAATTCAATCTTTAGATAACTTTGTGGGAAAATATAGAGTAATTTGTCCATACCATATTAATCCAAAGACTAACGAATATGAATTTATGGGAACAGAAGAGGGAATAAATGAATGGGATTACTTTATTCCGTTAAATTGTACGGATAAACAAGATGATTGGAATGAATGTTCAAATATTTATATCTATGATAAAGAAAATGGAATTATGGCAGCTTATATTAAATCAACACAAATTGCAAATAATTTTGTTAAAGCATATAAAAAATACGGAGCAAAGTTTCTTGTTAGAGGAGATGGCGAGACAACAGTGTTATTTCCTTATGAAATTTTTGCTGACGGAACAATTTCTGATATGCTAAAAATTGCGCTAAAAGGCAAGAATCTTGCTCCAAAATCAATTAAAAACTTGCCGACATATAATTCACCCAAGAAACAAAAAGAAACGATTTTAAACCCTAAAAAGTCCGTTTTAATACGAGAAATGATAATCAAAAAATATGGAGAGGGAAAGTCCATTGTTGGCTACAGAAATTTATATAAAGCATTTGAACAAAAATATAACATCAATATTTCTAAATTGGCAAAAGAACAGGAAATCACGGCAATGCAATTTATTGACAACAACAATCTCTATGATAAATTAATGGAGTTGATTTAATTGGATTCCAAAACTCAAATTAAATTATTTAAAAAAATATGTCAAAGGCACATCGAGGGTGACTATATCTTCGATGTGTTGACCTTTAAAGAAAAAGATATAAAAAGCTATTTGTATAAATTATATCACAGCAAAATAATCCAATTAGCAAGATATGAAAATAAATTTGGATTTGCTTTGAGTGAAATAGGGTTAGAAACACCAGATTTTTTAGTAATGTCCAATTACGAGCAACAAAACAATGATATAATTTATCTTTCAGAAAAAGAATTTTTCAGACAACACGAAGAATGGCTAAATAAAGAATTTGATTATCTTTTAGATATCTTTAAATTAGATTGGAAACACAGTGTCAAATTGGTTAGAGGGTCAGATTTATGTTCGTATCCTATGTTTGAATTAGTCAGACCTAAAATTGGCAGTTATCAATATATTCTCTTTGATGATAAATGGTTTTTGGGAGCAACGCAATTTAGAAATGTTTTAAATTTAACGCGCAAAGTTCATTTAGGAATTTATCAAGAGGGTATTACTATGATAACGCCTCCGTTTCTTTTAACACAAATGTATAGTAAAGATATGGCTTTAACAATATTAGATAAAGCAGCAGGAACAAGAGCAGATTTTATTCTTTGTGAAATGACAGAAAAAATAATTCCCATTATGGAAGAAACAAAAAGAATCGAGGTAGCAGATGTCTGGATTGAACCAAAAGCATATAATTTTTACAGGTAACTGTAATACTGAATTTGCAAAATATATAAGCGGACATTATGGTATATCAACAGAAGAAATACAAATTACCAAAATGAATTTAACAGAAGCCTTGAGTTTTAGAAAAGAGGCAGGAGGGGAAAATGTCATGATATTTGATATTGAAGATAATGCAATATCAAAAAAATATGGGTTTAATGTCAAGAGTATCACTTATGGATATAAAAATCCAAAAATCTTTAAATTAATATGTGACTGGATCTACAAGGAGATTAAAAAGAAATGGGCGAAATATTTAAAATGATGTTTACATTCTATCTATGGAATGTTCTTATCTATGAAATTATACTGTTACTATTTTGTTTTAAAACTTATTATTATTTTGAAACAGACCACGTTTTCATTCCATCAGAATTAAGTCTGGCTGGACTAATTCCACTTAGTCATTTAGAAATGGGCTGGACACTATTAGAATTGTTATTTATGAATGGGGATTTGTTTTGTGAAATTATGAGTGAAAATTATGAGGAGGAAATTGAGAAATGAGTATTTTAATTGCAGAGAACAAACAAGTTGTAGACACTGATACTGGAGAACTTTTAGACAGATTTGAACATAGACGAAGAAACTTTGTCTGGTTTAATTACAACATCAATGAGTTAACTGATAAAGGCTTCAACAAAGCGGATATTTTTAGAATTTTTTATTTAGCAACATTTATTGATTATAGTAATATGCTAAGATGCGATAATCATAAATGGACAAAAGATGATATTAAAAAAGAATTAAGATTACCTGATAAGACTTTTTATAGATTCTTTAATAAATTAATTCAAAATGAAATCCTATTTGAAAATCCAAATGGAAATTATAGAGTTAATGATAAATATTTTTACAAAGGAAAAGCAAAAACAAATTGGGCACCACGAATTTATTGTGAGAAGTTACAACAAATTTATAGAAACTCAAAACCAACAGACCATACAAGATTAGGCTATGGATTTGTAATCATGTCTTGTGTGAATTTAAAATATAATATTGTTTGCAGCAATCCATTGGAGTTTGAATTAGATAAAATTGAGCCATTGGGAATAACTGACATTCTTGATGAGCTGGAGACTAAACACATTTCATCAAAAGATTTTTTAAATGGGCAAAGTATTATTAAAGAGTATTGTGATGGATTTTATATTGACCCTGAAGTGTTATTAATGGGGTTTGATTATTAAAAAATCTCCCTTTTTGGCTTGAAGAAATACGATAAATAAAGCAAAATCCCTTTTTGGGAATTTAAGCAAGTCCGCAAACACCGATAAATACCGTATTTATAAGGGGTATAAAAAAAGTCCTGTCATAAAGATAGAAAATTTTTTTAAAAATGCGATAAATATGGGATTCTTCATTTTGAAAAAAACACAAAAATTCTCTCTTTTTGACAATGATAAAAATGCCGATTGTGACGATAAATACCGTTACGGTTGGCATTTTTTATTGTTATGTCTCTTCTATAATATAGCCAGCGCCGCGTTACCCTCAGCGTCGCAGCTCGGCAATATTATAGTTTTTCCTTGAATCCAAGATTCTGCGGAAACGGCAGTCCGAACAATATATTATATAATATTTGTTTGAAAAGTGCAAAGCACTTTGAAAACAAAACGGTGTGGCGGTAGCCACAGACAATGTTATTATAGTATTACAGTAATGTCATATTATTAACAAACTTCTATAAGTATAGCTATCATTTTATCATAATAGACTTTAAGACCAAAAGGCATATGATATATCACATATATTATATATAATTCGTTATATCAATATAATAAATTACCATATTAACATTGTTCGTTAATACGAATTATCCTCTCTTTTTCTCTAACGAGAAAAATCGAGGTTATTTTCTCAAGCTAAAGCTTTCGAAAATAATATATATATTAAAACAATATCGAAAAGTTCTAAATTTTAGATAATATAATATTTATATTAACACTAAAAGAATATTATATTATTATTATACATAATATTGTCGTATATTATAAATATGTATCATAATATAAGAATATTTATAGATATAGTATATACTATTATAGTATATTATCTAAAATAGTATATGTTATATAATAGATAATATAACATAAATAGTATTAATTATGTTATATTATTAATACTTAGAGACAAAATATCAAATAATTAATTTATAATTTCTGATATATTCCTATTGTTATCATAATGGAAATTGTGTAATATTTGTAATTTTATTTTATACGACAAAACAATTTAAATTTATAATAATTATTTAGGTTAATATTCATTAGCATTTGTTGAATGTAATAGCTACTCACGTTTTCAAAAAGTTAATATTTTGCATTTTTGGAAAATACCCCCATATATGGTAGAAAATACCATAAACAAGGGATTTTCAAAACAATACATAATAGTTATTATGTATTGAATAGTAATTATATATAATATTTATATATTATCAGACTGTAAAATGTTTACAAATATGTAAAATACTTCCATTAAGTACAATAAATGGTACTTATTAGTTACATGATTTTTCATGTATGCCTATAGGTGAACAATCGTTTACTTTATGGTAATCGGATGCATGAAGAATAAGAAATACTATCAAATGTGATACATATTTCACTATTATACACTATATAATATTTACCATATATCATAATATACTATACTATATTATATCATATATCTATATAGTATATACCAATACGCTATATAACATACACTAATATAATATATATACTGATAATTAAGTTTCTAAAATAAGTAACTATATATTACATACTAATATTTTGTTTCACGTGAAACAGTATATTATAATATAACATTATAATATTATCTAATATATTATATTATATGTAATATATATTTATATTGATATCATCTTTTATATTATATTACATATACTATTATAACATATTATATCAATATAAATATTAATAATATATTGAATATCAATAAATGCGATACAATTCCGTGAAACACGATAAATAAGGGATTTTTCGAGCCTTTAAAATCCGTTTCACTCTATGTATAAATTGCGCCTAATATAAATATTTTAATCAATTTTAAGGCAGATTATGTATTATATAAACGATATGCAAAATATTGTTATCATGAAATATAAAAAAATATTACATAAATGCATAAATATTAACAGTCTAATGTTTAAAATAATCTGACAAATGAAGAATAAAAAAATAACGTGCCGAAGCACGTTATAAGTTTTTTTATTCTCCTATATAACTCCTCCTAATAATACATATATAAATAAAAACAATTTAATTGCTGGACGGAGCAGGATAAAAAACGCCCCGACTCCGATAGCTTCTATAAAAAAGATTTTTGCTTCCTCATCCATTTTTTGTCATCCCTTCTAAGTCTTTAATAACTTTTTCCAGCGCCTCCTATTATATTACATTGCAATACAATTTGACAATAAAATTTTACATTTATTTACAAAGAAATAAGCGTTATCATTTGTATAATAAATTTTGCATTTGTGGTATTTTTCCGCTTTTTTCCCGCCGTGCCAGCAATTGGAAACACAGTAGATAAAATCGTCTATGTCGTATTCGATACCTTTTATTTCCAGTCCGTTAAGCCCGCTATAGTATGCAATGCTTTTTTTGTTTTCACAATACCCTTTTTTAGTCATTTTTCAGCACCTCCTCAATAAATTTTTTTAATAAATTATCAAAAAATAATTTATCCTCATGACGACGATACGCATCTATTGCTTCTTTTTCGTATTTTTCCACAATCTCCCAATTTGGGTGGATATTGCCAAATGGTTTATATCCTGTGACGATTGCAACGCCGCCGAAGTCGTATATATCGGCGTTCCAGCCATAAATGCCAGCAGTATAGGCTATAGGCGACTTATAGTTTAGCAAATATTGTAAGTCGCAATAACCAATTTCAATCACTTTGGCATAATTTGCCATTATATCCCTTTTCGTACTTTTAAATTTCATTTTTCTGTTCCTCCTCGATTTTAATTTTTTTGACAGAAACTTCAAAAAATCTCAATTCCTGCCTTTTTTTGTCATATTCTAGCTGCAATTTTTTTCCAGAATTTAATAATTTGTCAATCTCTGGAAAACTCTGTCCGTTTAGTTGCATATAGATATCACCTCCATTTTTTCCCATTTTTTTTTAGTTATTTTTGGAAGGCCTTGATTAATGTGTTTTATAGTCGTTGCGGAATGTCCGCTCCAAATTCTGTATAATTTCCCATTTTTCACCACGCCTACAAGCGTGCTATAGCTGTAAATTTTTGCCTCTTCCGCGTCTGTATCGCAAAAAAGATTATTTTTGTTTATAACGCTCATATTTCATGCCTCCAATCGCAAATTGGGATTAGACAAAAAAAGAACTTGCCGACTTCATCGGCTCTTGTAGCCCCCTTGACTACATATATATATTAACATAAATTTAATTAGATGTCAACGACTTTTCATTATTTTTTTTAGTCTTTTTTTTATCATATATATAAATGTAATTTATATTCTTGTCCAATGAAGGATCTCCGAACTTATGTTAACAAGCGTTAAACAAACTTTACACTTTACGCATATTTATGTATTACTATTAATATTTATGCAGTATTTTACAATATTTACAAGCTATTTAATGCGATGTTTACCGCATTTTTCGCTAAAATGCGTTTTAAGCCTGCATATTTTTTTTAAAGGGTATTTATATCTTGACAGCATTTTAGACGTTTGTAGCTTTTTGATCCTTTGTGTGCGTTCGTAAAACTGGATCTTTTTTATCGGATAAAACATTAATTTTATTTATAGTTATATATATAAATTTAATGATATTTTTCAAAAAAAACACTTGACAGCAAGTTAATTATATGGTATCATATATATATAGTTAAATAATACGGACAGACTGGATAGTGTCTCCAGATCTTGTCAATGGTATGGCGATTACTGGAAGAGGTCAAGTGCGGCGCAAGTACCGCACCTGCGGAAATTTAGGAGGTCATACCTTTTATTATACTTTTTTATAAAATGAGTTATATTTATACGTTGTATTTATGTAACTCATGTTATAAAGTGCGTTTATAATTATAATGCCCGCTTTGGTTATATATACTATAAATGTAGTTTATTGGTAAATTTTGTAAAATGGTAGTTTTTGGAAATTCCAAAAATTGGAAATGGTAAAATCTGGAAATTGGAATTTTCTGAAAAAAGAGAGATAAAAAGGGTAATCGCGAGGCTAAAATTTTCGGGGGGGGGATTTTGGGGTAATAGCGAGATTAAAAAATTTCGGGGGAAATAAATATATTAACTTTAACATTTAATATAAAGATTGCTTATTGTTTAATCATAATAGTTTAAAAGCTATTATGATTTTTTATTTTATCTTGATTTATCTATAAATTTATTTTCTTTTGTTGGTAAACAAATATATAGATAAATTGTTAAAATTATTATTGACTTTTGTCTTATGCTTAATTATAATAAGATTATGTTAAAAATAAAATCAAAAAAAATAAAAGGAGTTGTTGAATTATGGAAATGATGAGCTTAAAATGTGCAAAAAGGAATGGTGCTTTTACGAATTGTATGGTAGACAATGGGAGAATTGTGGCGTTTCAAGGCAAAACTGGCAGATGGTTTTATCCAATGGAAAGCATGGATTATCGTGGAATTTCTATCGATAAATTTCAAGAAGCAAAGACTTACGCTTTTTATTCCGATGAAGAATGTCAAAATCGCGGAGTTTATGCTATTGATAAACCATTAGTTATTGAAAATGATGGCTCTTGTGGATTTTGTTGGTATTATGGATTTGACGAATAATAATAATAAATGAAATTCTAAAATAAAAATCAAAAATCGAAATTAAAATTTAAAAACGAAAATCAAAATCGAATTTTAAAATTGAAATCAGAAAGAGAGAATTAAAAATACGACATTTAAAAGTTATGGAATTTGAAAATGGAAATTTAAAATCCGAAACGGTTTACAAAACAAGAAATGTATTGTACAAAGATGAATTGGTCGAATATCTCAATAAGACAATTCATAATCTTTACGGAAACGAAAATCAAAATTCAGATTGGGAATTGAAAATTGGTTCAAGAAAGTCAATTAAAGCTCAAGATTTAATATGTTAAACGCACAAAATCAAGGCTAAAATCAACGCAAATTAACTTTAGGTATAAATTATCATTGGATAAAATTAGACGGCTTAAAATTTAAAATAATGGACTTTGCACAATAATATCTAATAGTATTCATAAAATAAAAAGTGTTGACGTGCGCCTTTTGTAATGCTATAATAAACACATAAAATAAAACAAAGGGAGAGGTAAAAAATGAGAACAATTAAAGTAACATACGATAACGGAGATAGCATCATAACAAACATCAACGGCACGGAGTCCGAAATAAGAAATTATTATATTGGCAACATATTTAATATAGGCACTTATGAAGATTGCCTTGTAAAAGCTGTTAGTGTTAAATTTTTAGAATAAAGGAGAGTCAAAATGAATGAATTAAAAATTTTTGAAAATGAAGAGTTCGGAAGTTTAAGAACAATGGAGATTGACGGTAAAATTTATTTTGTTGCAAAAGATGTCGCAGGAATTTTGGGGTATTCCAATCCAAGAAAAGCTATTAGTGACCATGTGGACGAAGAAGATAAGGGGGTAACGAAATGTGACACCCTTGGAGGAAATCAAAATTTAACAATTATTAATGAATCGGGTCTTTATAGTTTGGTATTGTATAGTAAAATGCCCAATGCAAAGAAATTTAAACATTGGATTACCGCAGATGTATTACCGTCTATCAGACAATATGGAGCATATTTGACACCTGATACTTTAGAAAAAGCAATTTTAAATCCAGATTTTATTATTCAATTAGCAACAAGTTTAAAAGAATATCAAGAGGAAAATAAAAATCTAAAACGAGAAAATCAAACTATGCTTCCAAAATCACAGTTTTACGATGAAATCTGTGACAGAAACTTATTAACAAATTTTAGAGATACAGCTAAAGAACTCAAAGTGAAAGAAAAAGAGTTTATTAAATGGCTTGAAGATAACAAGTATATTTATCGTGATAATAGAAACAATATTAAACCTTATAGTCAATATTGTGTTGAGCCGATCTAAAGTTAAATCCTCATAGTATTACCTCTCAGTATGGAATTATTTCGGTTATGGACATAAGAGATTTTAGAAAAGGTTTACTTAATGGGAATCCTCAAATGTTAGAAATATTAAATACTAATTTTTATATCATTAAAAATAACTCTTACCATATTAAATGGATTAATTTAAAATTATTTAGTAGCGATTTTGAATATATTGACCCAAGAAGAACTTTAGAATCATTAAAAGGTCAGGCAAAAAGTTATTATAATAATTTTAAAAAGAGTAAAGAAATAGATGGAAAAAATTTAATGCACTTGGTTAGATTAAATAATCTAATAGGCGATTATTGTTCTGATTATGATTACAGAAAAAAATCATTTGCTTCTAAGATGAAAAATCCTTCAGAACTTACGAGTTTAAGAAATGTAGAGAAAACGAAAAATATAAATTCCTATGCTGACTCCTTACTGGAACATTTAATGACATTTTCTTTAAAGTTTCTTTACCCTATAGATTATGACACACCAAGTAGAGAAATTGATAATTTTATTTTAGATTTGATACGCGAGGAGTTGAAAATTAAATGAATGAAAAATGTATTGTTAGCAACTTATCAGAAACCAAGTTCATTAAACAGGGCAAAAACTCTTTGGAGATAGTCGCAAAACAAGAATTAGCGACAGAATTTAAACCGCTTAAAGCTCAAAATATCTTAATTAATCTGCCAAGTGGCTTTAAAAGAACCGATAATTGGAAAATAATTAAATTTGAAAATGAAATTTCACAAAATCAAATTGATTATATTGAAGAAACCGCAAATCAGCCTTATCAACAATGTTTTGATGTTGATATGACTTATGACAAACATCAAATTTTAGATGTTTTGATTAAAACAATCGAAGAAAAAGACAATGAATACCAAAGATTAAACAATCAATTAACAAAAGTGTCAAGAGCTATTACAGACTACAATCATTTTAAAGAAATAAATGCAGGGAAACGGTCAGCAAGTCAAAGATGTAAAGATGACACATTTTATGAAAAATTATTAATCCAAAGAAGAAAGCTAAAAGACGAGATACAAATTTTAGAGTGCATTGACGAATTAATTAATGATAGCAAATATACTAAAATTATCGAAAAATATCGGCTTTTAGGCAAACATACTTACTGTCCAAGAGAATTAAATAGTTTGTTTGACACTAAGGAATTGCCTGATTTTATTGAATGGTATAATGAGAAATAAAAGGAGTGATTAATATTAAAGTATTAAGTTTATTTGATGGCATTAGTTGCGGAATGGTGGCATTAGAGCGTGCAGGGATTGCAGTTGACCGATATGTAGCTTATGAAATAGATAAATATGCTATTAAAATCAGTCAAAAGAATTATCCGCAAATCGAACATTGTGGAGATGTAACAACGGCAGATTTTACACAATACAAAGACTTTGACTTATTGATAGGTGGAAGTCCTTGTCAAAGCTTGAGCATCGTACAAAGCAAAACACGCCAAAATCTTGATGGTAAAAGCAAATTGTTTTTTGAGTATGTACGAGCAAAAGAGGAAATGCAGCCTAAATTCTTTTTGTTTGAGAATGTCGCAAGCATGAACGATGAAAGTAAAAAAAATAATTTCCGACTTGCTTGGTTGCGAACCGATATTGATTGATAGCAAATTATTTTCAGCTCAATAAAGTATATAAAGACCTTTATTTAATATGAACAAACCTTTGTGGTGGGAGTAAAGAGTCCTCATTCTATGAAGTAACTGAAGATTTACAGAAAGCTATTGATAGCGTTTTATATTATAATAATAAAGATGAAACATTCGAATATTGGATGAATCGGTTTAAAGACGAGAACGGAGTGACCGAACTAAAAGTAAAAACTGTCTTTAAAAAAGAGATAGAATTTGACGGATATAATGGTATTTTAGAGAAAAAAGTTGTATTGCCAGTAAGTGAGTTTGAATTAGTGGAGTTAAAGGAGGAATAGAAATGACTAATTGTAATGATTTTAGGACATTCAAAAAAGAAAAGGGTAAAATGTGCGATTCTTTGGGGTTTCATACAGAACTATGTCCCTTTAAGATAAATGACGTTGAATGGAATTGTTATGACTGTGATGAAAATTGTTTAGTAAAAATAGATTTTGCTATCGAAACAGTTCAAGAATGGAGTGATGAACACCAAACAAAAACAAAGCAGACCGAATTTTTAAAACTTTTTCCAAATTCGCGTATGAGGCATTGCGATAAGGATTATTTAGTGTTAGATGTTTGCCCAGCGGCACTTGATAGTCGTTTTAGTTGTGAGGAAGATATAACCTGTGCTGATTGTCAGCATAATTATTGGTTAGAGGTGGTGGAGTAGATGAATGATGACCCCTTATATTTATGGTCGAAAGAAGAATTGTTTGAAAAATTATTAAGCTGTGCGGATGGATATTATTATGATGTTGTAGAAGAAATATGCGAAGAATTAAATAGGAGATTGGAGGCTAAGAGTAATGAATATTAATTCTCGAAATAACGATATAACCCTTACTTTTAACGAAGAGGAGATTAAAGATATAAGTCTGTGGTTAGAATGTGGATTTTTAAATGATTTAAAAGATGGTGATACAGATAATATCGCATGGATCGCAAAATGGGCTAATTTTATTTTAGAACTTGATAAGGTGAGGTATAAATGAGAACAGAAACTAAAGTATATTATGATGAACAGGATTTCGAGAATTGTAAAGACAATTTAACTTTCCAAGAGTGTATTGATGAATTGGAATGGATAGCTTCAGACTATTTTTGTCACTTTTCTTATCCAGAGGAAGGAAAGGAAGTAGACGAATGGAGTTATGACAGTTATCACAAAATATTCATGGAAATTCATTGTTAGCGCCCCTAAAACAGAACTCGATTTGAAAAATGTTTTAATTGATTTTGAAAAAAAGGGGCAGTTAAATTTTCGGGAGATTGTTCCAAGACAACGTGATGATGTGACAGTAAGTAGTTCTTTTATAAACGAAGTTGAATTATACGAAAGGAAAGAAATATGTTAATTTATCTTGCTGGTTGTATGTCGTATTACTATGAGAATAGCGAATCACAAAAAGCCGAACATTGGCGAAATATCGCAAAAGAAAGGCTGAAAAATATTGGGATATCTACATTTAACCCAACATTGTATTATACAACCAATTCTTCGTACGATAGCGATTTAATGGTACAACAAAACGAATATTATCTAAAGAAAGCTGATATTATTTTAGTTAATCTTGATGATTTAGATAAATCTTATGGAACAATTTATGAATTGGTTTATGCTCATGCTTTGGGAAAACCAATTTTAGCATTTGGAAAAACTACTATTTATGAACACCCTCATTTAAAACATATAATACGAAATTGTTTCATGTCATTAAGTGAAGTTTTAGAATTTCTCGACACGGTATATTGTCAATAAAAACAAATAATAATATCAATAAATAATCAAGTGTTGACAAAGCTCTTTCTTTGGTTTATAATAGGCACATAAGATAAATCAAAGGAGAGATTGATATGAAAGAATTAGTAGAAATGTTTTTAGACACTTTAAACAGCAAGAACACAAAAGAAGCATACGAACGAAATATTAATAATATGTTATCTTTTGTAGAAAAATCAATTACCGATATCAAACCTGTTGATTTGATTTCTTGGCAGAATAGCTTAAATAACCTATCAAGTGCTTCGCAAGCACAATATATCAATGCAATAAAGTCATTTTTTAAATTCTTATATGACATTGATTATATTCAGAGCAATCCTGCCGAAAAATTACATTCGGTAAAGGTTATTAATAAACCTAAAGATTATATTAATGACGAACAGGTTTTAAATATGATTGAAACCGCAAAGAATAAAAGAGATAAGGCGATTATCTCTTTGTTATTCAGTACAGGATTGAGAGTGAGCGAATTAATCAATATCGAATTAGATGATTTGCAGGGAGACAGCTTATTTATTCAAACTAAAGGCGGCAAATATCGCGAAGTATTCATTAATGATAGTTGCAAGGGAATAATTAATGAGTATTTAAAAGTCAGAAAAGCTGGTTGCTCGAAATTATTTGTTTCAAATCAGCACACTCCAATGTTAAGAGCGAATATCAATAACTTATTAACTAAAGTTAAGAAACAGTGTAATATCAAAGAAAATGTAACCCCACATAGTCTTAGACATACTTTCGTGACTGATATTGCAAAAGAGTATGGGGTTGAAATTGCAAGAGATGTTGTCGGACATTCAAGCATTGCTGTGACTAACAGATATATTCATTCCAACAGAGAGGAAATCAAAAAAGCAATGTTGGGTGTTCAGCTATGAAGAGAATTGTAACATTATTATTGGGGTTATTGATAATTTCTTTAACTCCAATAATGATAACGGATATTGTAACATACAATGAAGAAATTGAAATTTACGATAATGAGCCGACATTAATTGAAATTAAATTACCACAAGGTAAAGACACAAAAAATAAAACTTATATGGACTACAAACTTATTACAGATAAATCATCACCTCAATATAAATTCATTCAAGAAAATTGTAAAGTATCAGATAATGGATTTTTAATGGTCGATGATGAGTGGTATTGTGTAGCTTTAGGTAATTATTTTTCAGATAGTATAGGGACAAAATATATTATAACATTAGAAAACGGAAATCAAATTAAAATTGTCAAAACGGAAATTAAAAATAATTTGCACACTTGCGATTTGAATTACCAACATAAAATAGACGGTTCAGTGATAGAATTTTTATTAGATACCACAAAGCTCCAAGATAAAAAAACACAAAATGGTTATTTATGGAATGGTAACTTGAATAATGTTGCTGAATTTAAAGGTGGAATTATAAAAATCGAAAGGGTAATTGAATGAATTAGCGATAATTCTAATAGAGATTTAATTAAAAAGGAGAGTGTTAATTAATGAAAAAGTACGAGTTGACGACGGAATGCAAGGAATTTTTAGGGAGAAAGCTATATCGTATAAAAGCATTGACCTTTTTTAGCGACGTTAAAGAAGGCGATTTGGGCGGCTGGATTGAGAAAGAAGAAAATCTGTCGCAAGAGGGCAGCACATGGGTATACGGTAACGCAACGGTATACGGTAACGCAGAAATTAAAAAGAAAACACATTTACTGGAAATTGGTTTTATCGGTTCGAGAGATGATGTGACAACATTTTTCCGCACCAAAGATGAAGAAATATTTGTAAAGTGTGGTTGCTTTAAAGGTGATATTGACGAGTTTGAAAAACAGGTGCAGAAAGTGCATGGCGATGATAAACACGGCAGAGTGTATGCGTTAGCGATAGCTATGGCGAGAGAGCAGATTGAACTGGACTAAAAAGATATAAATAATTATAAAGACATTATTTAAGAGGTGCTAATATGGTATGTAAAAGTTATTTAGGTGTGCGTTGTATTGACGTTGGTTGTCCAGTGATTTTCGCCGAACGGTTTCCAGAATATGGTTATGAAGGAATACACGGTTGCGAAGAATGCAGGCTATATGACGGTTGTATTGGGTGTGTTTGGGAAAAGACAAATGTTTGTATTAAATATAAAAATAATGAGAGGTGCAATAACATTGAATTGGATTAGCGTTAAAGATAAGTTACCGCAAAGGCAAATGTAACGGTTTGATTTTGTATCTAAACGGAGAGCTAGAAACGCCTAAATATTTCTATTGTGCAGACAGGGAGGAGAGATAGTGGGGTGGACGCATTATTTACTGCCGATATTTTTTTTAGGATTGATAATATGGACGCATTATATTTTGTTTGTAGGAGATGAGAGAGAAATGGAAGAATTGAAACCTTGTCCGTTTTGTGGTGGAAAAAATGTGGAAGTCACACAGGAAGATTGTTTTGGTTTTGATAACGATGAATGGTTAATTCATTGTGATAATTGTGGGTTACAATTTGGATTTGGCAAGCAATATAAAACGAAAAGCGAAGTTATTGAAGCGTGGAATGGTAGATAGCTATTGGGAGTGATTGAATGAATAAAGAGAAAATAATTGACAAATTATGCGAAGTTGGAAATATAAATCCTGCCAGTCCAGAGGATATAGAAAAAGGATTTGAAGTTCTCGGAGTCAATGATAAAATAAAATTGTGTAGGAGATATTTAGGAGTACATTGTATTGATGGTTCATGTCCAAGAGCAATGGAAGAGGAATACGCAGATCGTTGTATGGATATAGTTACGAGCTGTGAAGAATGTCTGTTTTATTATGGTTGTGCAGATTGTGGATGGTGGGGAACAAGCATTTGTATTTTAGAAAACAAGAGGTGTGTTGATATTGAATTGGATTAATGTTGAAGATAAGCTTCCTGATGAATTTCAAAAAGTTTTAGTTTGGCGTAAAACTATTGGATACGATGTTGCTTGGATAGGTTTTGGAAGTTGGATTTACGATAACTTAATTGAGGATATAGAAGTTATCGCATGGATGCCATTACCTGAACCGCCGCGAATGGAGGAAAAATAATGAATAAAAATGAGATGTTATATAGAATGTTGTACGAAGAAGTAAAAAAGGTATCGAATTTGACTTTTTAGATAATTTAATTGACACTCTTATGACTATGGACGATAAGTTGCAAAGGTTAAATAATAAATTAGATAAAGAACGAGAGGCGGAACAAAATAAGACTGATTGGCGCAGATGAAACAATACGCAGGATAGAAGAAAATATACAAGCATATTACAAAGAAAGTAGTGGCGGTTATTATCTCGCCGAAGATGCCGTAGATGAAATAAACGTCATGCCAACAGTAGATATTAAGCCTGTAAAACAAGGACATTGGGTTGAATATCCAAAACCACATTATTTTAAATGTAGCGAATGTGAATATATTGTGCCATACAGAAAAGCGGCAAGTGTAAATGGAGAACGAGAATATGATTATTGCCCGAAGTGTGGAGCGATTATGGATTTAGAGGAATAAAAATAATATAAAAAGAATGGGGGTAAAACAATGCAATATCAAGGTGGCAAATCAAGAATTTCAAAACAAATTGCGGTGATTATCGAGAGAGAAAGTAATTACGATACGTTAGTTAGCTTGTTCTGTGGCTCTTGTTCAATCGAAAGTAAAGTCAATATTTCTAACAAGATTTGTAATGACAAACAACCATATTTAATTGCAATGTGGCAAGGATTACAAAATGGCTGGACACCGCCAGATGTCATTACAGAAGATGAATATAAATATATTCGAGAACACAAAGATGAAAATCCTGCACTAACTGGCTTTGTTGGGTTTGGGTGTAGCTTTGGAGGTAAGTGGTTTGGAGGGTTAGCAAGGAATAAAAAGGGTTATAATTATTGTGTAGGGGCAAAGAGAAGTTTACTAAAAGATTTTGAAGGACTAAAAAACGCATATTTTACTTGTTTAGATTATAGAGATGTTCCAATTCCAAAGGGTGCAATGGTCTATGCAGACCCTCCCTATGAAAGCACGACTGGATATTCGCTTGGTAAATTTGATAATGATGAATTTTGGGAATATATGCGTGAGTTATCAAAGGAACACATAGTTTTAATTAGCGAGCAAACCGCTCCTGATGATTTTGAGTGTATATGGGAACAAGAATTGACAAGAATATTAGATGTAAATAAAAAAAATAATTTTAAAATTACAGAAAAACTTTTTAAATGGAAAGGATAAGAGAATGAAAGATTGGACTGGCAACAACAAATCTATTTTTACTTGCAACGGAGCAAGCAATCATTCTGACGAAGAACGACAAATTGATGATTATTATGCTACAGAACCAAAAGCGGTTGAATTATTATTAGAGCAAGAAACCTTTTCGCCTTATGTTTGGGAAATTGCTTGTGGGGAAGGACATATTTCTGAAGTATTAAAATCTCATGGCTATAAAGTACGTTCTACCGATATTGTTAACCGAGGATATTCCGATACGGAAGTTAGAGATTTTTTTGATATTACCAGAGATGAAATTAAAAATGAAATTTCCAGAGATATCATTACTAATCCACCGTATAAATGTTTTTCTGACGACACAGAGTGTTATACAAAAATGGGATGGAAAACGTACAAACAATTAAATTATAATGATGAAATTCTTAGCGTAAATCCAAAAACACTTGAATTAGAATGGTCAAGTATAAATGAAATCTTTCATTATGAAGTAAACGAAGACGTATATCATTTTAAAAAATCACACATGGATATTCTTTGTACAAAAGACCATAGGATGTTTGCCTATAATAAAGATGGTATCGTATATAAAGACGATGACTTAATTCTTAGCCAAAATATACGTACAAGTCATTTTATCCCAAGGACAGGGTATTCGTGGAATGGAAACAAAGAAGATTATTTTATTTTACCAGCCATAAATGGAACATCTTATAATCAACCTGTATATAAAGATGAAATTAAAATCCCAATGGAATACTGGTTGAAATTCTTTGGTATGTGGTTAGCGGATGGATATTGCCGACATACTAAAAATTCACAAGGAAATCATAGAAAAGCAACAGGGATAAAACAAAAGGCAGATAATGCCGAAGTAATTAGACAAATTTTATCCAAACTTCCTTTTGATTATAAAGAATATGAGGATAAAAACAGAAAAAATCCATGTATTAATTTTGAAATACACAACGAGCAACTATGGGAATATTTAAAGCAATTCGGAAAGTCATCTGAAAAATTCATTCCTCGCGAAATCAAAGAATTAGATATAAATTTATTAAATATTTTCATCGATTCTTATTTTAATGGAGATGGCTCAAAATATAAATCTCCTGTAACTAAAAATATTGTCGGACGTATATATAGAACCACATCAAAACATTTGGCTGAAGATATACAAGAGATATTATTAAAATTAGGATATTTGTCTCATATAACAACACAAGAATACACTATATTAAGTGGTGAAAAAACAAAGCTATATACAATTTTATATTCGCCTAATTCACATTATAATAAAATATTTTATCCGAGTGCCAAAAAATCAGTCGAACATTACAATGGTGGCGTTTGGTGTGTAAATTTAAACAAAAATGGTGTCTTTTTATTAAGGAGAAATGGTAAAGAGTTTATCAGTGGGAATTGTGCCCAATCTTTTATTCAACACGCTTTAGACATTTCATCCGATGGCACTAAAATAGCCATGTTTTTAAAATTGACATTTCTTGAAAGTAAATCTCGCAAAGAATTATTTAAAAAATACCCATTCAAAACTTTATATGTCTCATCTTCCAGATTGCAATGTGCTAAAAATGGCGATTTTGAAAAATATAGCAAAGGTACTAACACAGCAGTAGCTTACGGTTGGTACGTTTGGGAAAAAGGGTTTAAGGGTGATCCAATTATTAAATGGATAAACTAATAGGAGGTTAAGATGAATTACAACGAGTTTGAAATGATAATGAATAAATTAAATGTTTCTTTTCTGGCATTAGATTTATATTCAGATTATTTTTCGCAAGATTTTTATGAAGAGAGCGGTATTTACATGATTTTAGATAATAATGTTGATTTATTAACATTATTTTTTAGAAACAATGATTGTTCTATCAGAGATGAAATTTTTGATTGTTTGCCAATTGTAGATGATGACTTTGAAATTAAAGTCGCTAATATTTATGACAAATTACAAGAAAGCAATAGAAATAATTGTTTAACTCAAGATGATTTTTGTCACCAAATGGATGGATTAATCTCTTGTTCAGATTATATGGATAATTTTAAATTGATTTTTGGCGATAATGGTAGATTTATTGGCTTCGTAAATGACCTAATCGAAACAAATCTCGATTTGTTAATTAAATTAACTAACGATGAGGAAGAAATTTTATATAACACCATTAGCAACTACAAAGAACGTAATTATACAAAAGACGATTTAATTAATATATATAATGAATTAATAGAGGAGGATAGCGGCATTGTGATTGCTTTAGATGCCCTTTAGAAAAATGTTTTATCGGAATGTATTTATATTCAGATTGTGAATTAAAAGAATTTATAAAAGAGGTTGAAAATTTTTAATGAAAACAAAATTCAATTTTATTTTAGACGATTGGAAAAGGGTAAAAAATCATTGTAGAACAACCGATAACAAAGATTTTACCAAAAAAGAGCCAACAGAAAAATTCAAATATCAACTTTTAATTTCCGAACATTCACCTATTAGATTGTTAGAGTTTGATTGGACATGGAGTGATATTCCGTATTGGGTTAGTACGGAGCATAGCCGACACAAATATGAAAAATTTATCAGTACACAAAGAGACGATAGATTGATTGACGATACCCCAAGAGACGAAAAACCACAAAATGCGCCAGTGAATTATGACGGATATGCTAATATGCAAAATTTGATCGATATGTGTCGCAAAAGATTATGTTATCAGGCTACAAAAGAAGCAAGAGAATTAGCAGAAGATTTAAAGATTGCATTACATGAAACAAATCCGTTAGAAGCTGATGTTTTAGTTCCTAATTGTATTTATCGATGTGGTTGTCCAGAATTTAAAACTTGTGGATATTTAAAGCGTTTCTTTGATTGGGCAGAAAGCAATAATCCCGATGTAAATTTAGCCAACATTCAAGATAGATATGATGCTTATAACGAATTTTTTTATAAAAATGTGCAAAAATAGCTTTACAAACATAGAAAAATGTGTTAATATAGAGTATATCAATTTTAAAGGAGAGATTTAATTGTCAAAAAGTATTTTAATTGAAGGTTTGCAAGCAAGTGGTAAAACGTGTAGTTTACGGAATTTAGACCCTAAGAAAACATTCTTCGTAAACTGTGATGGAAAATTTGACCCATGGAAAGATTTTAGTAAAAATTACAATGCGAAGAACAAAAACTATTTGAAAACAAAAGATTTTGACAAGATTTTAAACCTGCTCGATGTTATTAGTAAAGAACAAACGCAGATTAAATATGTTGTCATTGATACAATTTCAGCAGCTATGGTTGCAAGAGAAATGTTGGACACTAAATCAAATAATGGTTTTCAAAAATGGTCTGACATTGGCTCGTTTGGCTATGGTATTATGGAAAAGGCAAATGAATTAAGAGACGATTTGGTTATTATCATGGTAGGACATACGGCAGTTAATGACGAAGGATTTGAAACATTAGTAACCAATGGAAGAAAGCTTGAGAAGATTAATTTAACAGGTTATGCTTCGCTTGTCTTATTAACACGTCATGAGGACGGACAGTATAAATTTATTCTGCGTTCCGAAAATTCTTCTGCTCGTGTTCCTATGGGGTATTTTGAAGATAAAGATGAAATTGAAAATGATATTGTATTAGTCCTTAAAGAATTAGGTTGGGAATATTAATTTAAAGAATAAGAGGAGATAATAAGATGAAAAAAATTAGCTTAGAGAATGTCGAAGATTTGAGTACCAGTAGTTTTAAACAGTTGCCAGCAGGCGGTTATGTTTGCACTATTAAAAAGATTATTGACCATGAAGATGAAGAATATTTAGAAGTTCAATATGACATTGTTAAAGGCGAATATAAAGGTTACTGGATGAATTTTGAAAAAGAAAAAGGTTGGGCAAACAATACCTTTAGAGTATATTATCGAGAGGGAATGTCTTTAAGATACTTTAAGTCTTTTATTACTGCTATCGAGGAGTCAAATAAAAACTTTAAATTTGACGGAGTTCATGAAAAAACCTTAGAAAAGAAATATATTGGTTTAATTATTGGCATTAGAGAATATCAAGGGAACGACGGACGAATTAAAACGAGGGAAGATGTGAGATTTTATCGTTCGATGAAAACAATCGAAAGTGGCGATTTTACAATTCCTGAATTACAAAAATTAGATAATTCTGTTCGTGTTAACAAGCCAAAAGAAGTAAAAAAACAAGAAGAAGAGGAAAATTTTGAAGATATTTTCAGTGGTAGTGGTAATGACAATAGCAACACTGACACTGAAGATGATGGTGATTTTCCGTTTTAAAAATCAATTTCTAATTTGTGGAAAGCTATCTGAATATAATATAGAAATATCAAGGAATAATATTAAGGCAAAAGTATCAATAAGAAGTAATAAAAAGTATTATTTATGCCATTTCAACATTAATAAGGAATATCAACGACAAGAATATTATAATTTCTTAGGCACTTTTGGTATTCCTTATGAAATGATTAGAGATTTTGACAATGAAAGGTACACAGTTTACACGCAAATCCCCAACAGCTTGTTAGGTGGCGCAATAAATTTAAAACGCTTTAATGGCACTAAAAATCCATCCTCTTTATTGGTTGGGGGAAATGTATTACAAGTGGGTAATAAAACGATTTTTAGTGCTAAATTCCTTGATTTAACATATAAAAATGACTATGAAAAACTAACTGTTGATGCAATCTATATAGGACAAAATAAGTTTTACAATAAAACAAAAGGTAAGTTGAACATTTTAAATTTGAATATGAATAATTGCCAATTTCAAAATGGCTATGTATATCAATTAGAATTAAAATATCAATATCCTTATATTGATAATGACAAAGCCCATAATTATCAAGAGCCAAACCTTTTTATCATAAAAGCAATTAAAACAGGACATAAACAGATATATACAAAGATTAAAAGTGAGGTTTTGGAATATAAACGAGAACAAAGAATGATTGAGGAGAATAGGCAATGGCAAAAGAGGTATTAATCACTTGCAAACACTGTGGCAAGAAAATCCCAAAATCGCAAGCATATAAAATTAAGGATAGAAGCTATTATTGTAATCAGAAATGCTATCAAAAAAGCCAAGATGAAGCATTATCTTATCAAGAATTGCTTAGATATCTTAATGTTTTATATGATAATAATATTCCCCAATTCGTTTATATTCAGATAAAAAAATTCCATAATGAGCGAAATATGAAATATTCGGGTATAAAATTATCTTTAGACTATTTTATTAATGTAAAAAATGGCAAATGGGCAAACGACAAAGGTATTGGCATTGTTGAATATGTTTATGATGAAGCAAAAGAATACTATATAGAACAGCAAAAATTAAAAAAAATATCAATTCAAAAAGATATAGAACAGTTTGAAACCATAGTTAAGAAAAAACATTTTAAGAAAATTAGGCAAAAGTCGAGAATTGATGATTTGTAGAGAGGGTGAAAATGTGTTATATTGCTATGAAGATGCGATAATGGTATTGGGTTGCATTATGAATAATGTTGAATTATTAAAAAACGACAAGTATCCTCTTGATAGAGATGATTTTTCGCCCTCTAAGTTTCATCAAATTTTATTTGCAGTAATTGACAATATCGCAGATAACGATATTGCAGAGATTGACAAAGTTGCTATTGACAGATTTGCTCAGAATTACCCCAAACAATACGAGGTTTTAGTCCGAAATGATTTCTTAAATTTCATTGATAATTGCAAAAAGATCGCAAATCAAAAAGTTTTTGCATTATATTACAATAATTTAAGAAAAATGTCTTTATTAAGAGCTTATCAAAAACAAGGCAGGAATATTAATAATTTCTTTGACGAGAATTTAGATAGTGCTGAACAGATGAAAAATCTTGATAGATATAAGATTGAGCAAATTGTTGATTACTTTGAAGCTCAGGATTACGATATTCGCAAGAGATTTATCAAAAATGCAGACATTAGGGAATATCAAGCAGGAACAAACTTTGCCGAAACAAAAGAAAGACTAAAAGAGTCCCCTTTGATGGGTTCAAGTTTTCAATCTCCATATTTAAACACTATTTTTCGTGGAGCAATGGGGCTTATCTTGCGAGTGGGCAAGTCGGGAGCAGGAAAGAGCGTTTTGTCGCTTGGTGATTTATGTAAAATGACAGTGACGGAATATTGGGACTTTGAAGCCCAAAGCTTTATTAAAAATAAGAGCCGAGAGGGAGCTTCTTTATTTATCAATACAGAAATGGATTTGGAAGTAGGCTTGGATATAATTATTATTGCTTGGATAAGTGGTGTAAATAGAAGTAAAATTCTCAATGGTAAATATACTAAAGAGGAAGAAAAACGAATTGACAGAGCAGGACAGATTTTGCTCGAAAGTGAGTTATATATAGTAGATGACCCAAGTTTTACTGTTGACTCTTTAGTATCGGAAATTAAAGATTATGTTTATAACAAGCAAGTAAAAAATGTTTGTTTTGATTATGTGCAAGATAACGGCATTGTTTCAGGTAGATTGGCGAATGAAACAAAAATACCACAAAGACAAGATATGGTTCTGCTGACATTGACTGATAGGCTAAAGCAAGTGCAGCGTGAATGTGATATCAATATTATAACAGGTTGTCAAACAAACAATGAAGAGGATAAAATGCCATTTCCGACAGAAGCTTGTTTAGCTGGCGGTAAGTCACAAATTCGCAAAACAGACGGAACAATGGTTATGATGCCTCCACGACAAAAAGAATTGGATATTTTCGAGGAATTAATTGTCAATGGCAAGTTAGATACGCAAAACAGACCAAACAATATAATACACATAATCAAAGGTCGTTCGAGTGAATTTCCTAAATATATCAAAGTTTTTCAGTATGTAGATTTAGGAACAGGAAGGTCGGAAGATTTATTAGTTTTAGATAAAGACAATAATCCTATTAAAATAAACAAAACGTATATTGAATATGATTAAAGAAAGTAGGCGGTTATATTCTTTATTTTTGTATAGGAGTTTTATTCAGTTCAGTTTTATTGCCGATTTTACTTGATATTAGAGATATTTTTGATACATGGTGTCAATCTAAAATGGCAAAAAATAATGTGATAATTGCACAGTGTAATAAAAAAATTAATGATTATCAATATGACGAAGAAGAAGAAAAGGTAATAAGAGGGTTTTCATATGAAAGTAATTCTATAGATGAGGATGAATTTTATGAGTAAGAAATCAAAATCTTATTATCATGCGATTGGAAATTCAACAAGTCAAGTGACAGGTAGTTGTCATTTAATTAAGCATTTGGATTATAATATTCTATTAGAATATGGTTCAGTGCAAACCAACTCTCCCATAGATGATTATAAAACAAATAAAACAAAATCAAAATATCTTAAAGCAAAACAATTAAATGCTATAATCATCGGTCACATTCATCAAGACCATATCGGATTAATCCCAACATTATATAAAGCTGGAGCAACTTGTAACTTATATGTTCCTACAAACACTAAAAAACTATTAGAAATAATGTTTCTTGATAGTGTTAAAATTATGAATAAAGAATACGAGTTATACAAGAAATCGCAAAGAATTTCAATGCCTCCCTTATATACTGAAGAAGATGTTTATAACACTTTAAATCATGTAATCGAGTGTCAATTTAACAAAGAAATTTGGATAAATGGTGATATTTCGTTCCGATATTTGTCGGCTCATCATATCGTTAATTCTGCACAGGTTATCTTATATTTGCGTGATGAAAATAATATTAAAAAAGTTGGATATACTTCTGATATTGGTTCGTCTAAATTAGATAAACGATATTTAATGCCACTAAAACCTATTGAACAGGTTGATTTATTAATAGCAGAATGTACTTATTCAGACCATAAACGTATTCACAGGATTAAAGACAGACAAACTGATATTGACAAATTAAAAACTATTGTTGGGCAAATTCAAGAATATAATAGTAAGTTATTAATCCCTGTATTTTCTTTGAATAGATTAGAAGATATATTGTCAGTCTTGTATGATATTTTTTATGACAATTTAGACATCGATATTGTTGTTGATACTCCATTAGGGATTAAAATTGCCGATATTTGGGAAGAAATTATACCCAATGAGCAACAAGAATATTGGGATAAAGTTTGGAATTGGGATAAATTAAAAAAAGTCAATTCTCATGAGGATAGTATTGTATATCAAGAAGATAAAAAACCAATGATAATTTTAGCTTCTTCTGGTATGATGCAGTCAGGCAGATCAATTATGTGGGCAAAGAAATTATTGCCCGATTGTCGAAATCATATTTGTTTTTGCGGATTTACTGGAGAAAATAGCTTAGCTTGGCAAATAAAAAACAAGGTTAAGTACCCCATTGTTAATATTGAAGGCAAAAAGTTAAGCAACAATATTCAAATTACTGTTTTAAATTCTTTTTCATCTCACGCTGATTTTGAAGATTTGTTGAAATATTATTCTCAAATTAATTACAACAAGATAGTTTTGGTTCATAGTGAAGAAAAGTCAAAACTAAAATTTGCAGATGATTTGAGAAATGAATTATCCAAAGTCGACAAGACTTCTAAAGTTATATGTTCAGTTAAAGATATGAAGATTGATATATAAGATATTTTTAATCCTGTTATTGAAAAATAACAGGATATTTTTTAATTTAGCTATTGACATTTAAAAAATTGTGGATTATAATACATATATCAAATAAAACAAAGGAGAGATGTAAAATGAAACCTATTACCCCAGAATTGAAATCTAAATTAATCCAATCTAATGCTGGTTTGAAAAAAGTTAAATGGAATGAGATTTTTGATACAGAAGAAGAACTTGTTATGGCTATGTTTAACGAAAAGGTTATAGTGGAAAACGTTTCTTTTTTAAATTTATGCAGAGGGTTTGAATATATTAAGTCTTTTAAAGAATATTATTCAAAAAATAATTATTTAACTGACAGGCAAATGACTCAACTTAAAAGATTAGCCTCTCAAATGGCTTATCAAATTTATTGTAACTAATTAAAACAAAAGGAGATGTTTAACATGAATTTGATTGAAAATTTTTTATTGGGGTATCTTTACGAAAGAAAGAGAACAATCGAGGACAGAATTTCGAAGAATCAAACTCTAAAATTAACAGCATCAAATGACGCCATAAAAGAGACAGCAGAGTATAATATAGCTGAAAATATTGGGAGATTATTAGAAGTAGAAAAAATTATTGCAATGATGGAGAAATAAAAAAACAAGGAGTGTTTGTTATGTTTAATTTTCCGAAATTTTATATGTTATGTGGTTTACCTGCAAGTGGCAAATCGCATTACGCTTTAGACCTTCAAAGAATAATGTCAAATGAAACTAATGAAAAAGCTGTCATTGTTTCGTCCGATAATATTAGAAAAGAGCTATATGGAGACGAAAATATTCAAGGAAATCCAGAAGAGGTTTTTAATCTTGTGCATGAACGCATTTTACAAAGTTTAAACAATGGCGTAAATGTTATCTACGATGCCACCAATTTAAAAAGAAAATATAGGTTAGGAATCTTAAATAAATTACCTAAATTTATTAAAACTGAATGTCATATTGTATGGAAACCTATCTACCGATGTATTAAAGATGACTCAAATAGAGAAAGAAGTGTTGGGAAAAAAGTTATTAATAAAATGGTTCAAGGATTTGAAACGCCATTTTATGACGAGGGATTTAGTTACGTCAAATATATCGAGTCATATGAATTTGATTATTTGGACTATACAACTCAAGTTAGAAATTCGATGAATATTCGTCACGACAATCCTCACCATACATTCACTATTTTAGGACATAGTCAAGAAGCACAAAAATATGCTGCTGATAAAAATTTTGGATATATAATTGAGGGAGCTGCATATTGGCATGATTGCGGAAAACCATATGTGAAATCATTCGTCAATACCAAAGGAGAAACAACGGATATTGCCCATTATTATAATCATGAAAATGTTGGAGCTTATATTTCATTAGGAACTACAAGGAATATTATTATATCATGGTTAATTAATCATCATATGGACAAATTTCATCATAGTAAATATTATGGCAGATTATTGCAATTTTTAAAAGAAGAATTAGATAAATTAAATGAATGTGATATTAATGCTCACTAAGGAGAAAATCAAATGAAACTGCAAAATTTTATTTTAAATAATCCAGATTGGGAAGAAAAATTATCTGATTATCCATATTATCTCACCATTAAAAGAAAAGATGGATATGTTTTGTTTAAATACAATCAACAGTTGTCAGATTTTAATAACGAGATTGTAAGAGAAGCAAGAGGTATTATTTTCAGAGAAAAAGATTGGAAATGTGTCTGCCATGGATTTGATAAGTTTGGTAATTATGGCGAAAGTTATTGTCCAGACATTAAATGGGAAGGGGTATCCGTGCAAGAAAAGATTGATGGAAGTTTAATTAAAATTTGGTACTGTGAAGATGATGGGTGGCATATATCAACAAATGGATGTATAGACGCTTTAGATGCTTCATATGGAGTGGGTAAAGATAAAAATTATCGTTGCTTATTTGAAAAAGCTATTTTAAATAGTAATTTGCAGGATTGGGGAGAATTTAAAAAACTAATGTATCAAGCAGGAAGATATAACACATATATGTTTGAATTAGTTTCACCTTTAGATAAACACGTCATCTTATATCCAGAAACAAAATTGTATTTTTTAGGTTTTAGAAATAATAAAAATAATAAAGAGTATTTGCCAGAAGATAGTATTGTCTCTTGTTATTTTTCATTTCCTAAAAGATATAAATTTCGTTCGTTGGAAGATGTTGTCGAAATATCGAAATTACTTCCGTATGATGAAGAAGGTTATGTTGTATGCGACAAATATTTTAATAGAATAAAAATTAAATCCCCAAAATATATTAAAGCTCATTATCTGAGGAATAATGGTCATGTTACAGATGAAAGATTAATTGATATTATCTTAAAAGGTGAACAAGAAGAGTTTCAAACATATTTAAATGAGTATTCCGATAGAATTGAATTACTCAAAACTGAAATGATTTTTTTTGAGAACGCCTGTAATCAAACCTTATTTGAAATTCGACAAAAACATTTCTCTAACCGAAAAGAATATGCGGATATCGTCAATCTTGAACCAAAAAGAATAAGAGCATTTTTATTTAAAGCTTTTGATAAAGGCAAAGATTATCGTTTTGCGGATTTTTCTTGTGACTGGAACGCTAATGATTGGGTGAGGGTATTATTTATAAAGGAGTAAAATAATATGGACGAAGCGAAAATTTATTTAAAAATCATGATTTTACTATTGTTTTTAGCTGTCGGATGTGTTACAATTAATATTGCAAAGGATATTTATAATTGGCACGAGTGGAATGAAACCAAAACGGTATTTACTGTGATTGTCCAAGAAGGTGATACATTGTATAATTATGGATATCAATACAAGCCAGATTGGATGGATATTAGAGATTATTGCGAAGAAGTAAAAGAGTTAAATAATATGAGTAGTAGTACAATCTGTGCATATCAGGATTTAAAATTATATAGGGGAGATTAGTTATGATATTTAAAAAGAAAGATAAAGAAACAGAAAGAGAAATGGAAATAATCAATATTAAAAAACATTCTTTGATTAGAAGAGCGAGCAATGCTATTGCTTTTTTTAAAAAAGGCTTAATTGATGAAGAAGAATTAGACAGAGAATTTTCCAATATTGCTGGAAAATATAGTCAATTAAATGGGAGGTTAGAATTTCTAAAATTTTCTTTAGAATATAATAATCAAAAAAGGGGTCGAAATGAAATATGAACGAGAACGAATTAACTCCATCTGAATATTTTAATATTGTTAAAGATAAGAAGCAACATATCACAGATGAAGATTTAGTAAAAGTATATGATAATTGCTTGACTTTGTTAAATAAATATAAAATTACAGGTCAAACAAAAGGAATGAAGAAATTAATTTTTCATTTAGAATGCATTGAAAAAGAGCGAGAAATTGTTAAAATGGGCATTAATACATTTATTTATAAAGATGATATTGAAAAATATATTGATAATATTGCAAAAGATGTTGTTAAAATTATTGAATTAGAAAATTATGAAAGAGAAATCCCAGATGAAATTATTGAAACTATTTCTCAAGTAAAAGATAAATTTAGTCAACTTTATGTTGTATTTACCGATTATACAGGCAAAATTGAGCAGGAAGTAGTTAAAGAAAGAAGGGAAAAAGACCCGATTTTATTTGGAACATTTCAAGACAAAAACACTCGAACCATCATTGATAGATTTTATTTCTTAGGAGATTGGATTGATGAATATTGCGATTTAACCCTTGATAAAATGATAAATGAAACAATTAAAAAGACTGGAGAGGATATTAGAAAGGAAATTTCGACGCCTCAAGATATTCAAGAACTAAAGGCACAATTAGATAACTTGGATAATCAATTCCGACAAACTGAACGCAAGGCAAAAATTAAACAATCAATATTCTCCAAGATTAGAAGTGTTGTTTTAAAATGAAAAACAATGTCGATTTAACGCTTAACAATATGTTTAGTTCTGAAACAGAAAGGGAATATATCATTTTTTCCAAATTAAAGTCTCTAAAACGATATTTATGGGATTTTGAGCGTTTAGAGCTTTCAAGTGAAAGGGAATCCGATTTGGTGATTATTGGGAATAAGAGAGAACGTGAAAAATGGCGAGAAATTATGGGAGCTATTAGCTCCCAATATTGCGATTGTTGCGGAAAGAAAATCAATATTAAGCCTTGGAAATTTGAAATAAGAATATGCGATGAATGTAACAATGATTTTATAAATAAACAAGATAAATGTATTTGGAGGCATTAAAATGAAGCCATATTTAATTAAAACTACCTTTGATTGTATTAGAGCAGGAGAGAAATTTAGGTATGAGCCAGTGGGTATAACATATCTAAAAACAGAATTGATTGTGATTAATTATGGTTGCAAGCTTAATTGTGTTAATATTAAAACAGGAAAAGCTATGTATGTAACTGGAAAAAGTATTATATATGTGAAAGGGTGATAATATGAACTTATTAAATGAAACTTTGGATTGTTTAAAGGTATTAGGAATTGACGAAAAAGATGCTTACGGTGCGTATGATGGTAAAACGCTTTTAAGCTGGAACGATTTTAAAAAATTAGCAAAAGATATTAATTATGATAATGGATACGGATGTCAAAAGATAAGCCAATCTTTATTAGTTTATACGGAAAAAGCAATCTTGTATCGGCACGAGTATGACGGAGCGGAAGGTTGGAAATATGTTCCTATCTTAGATAAAGAAGATTTATTAAATCCAAAAAGACTTAGTGAGTCTAAGATTTTATTCAAAGATGTTAAATTCGTCATCGGAGAGGATTATTCTTTTTTTGATGATAATTATAATGACTGGTATGGGTCTCGTTATGATTATGAAAATCTTTTAGACTACAAAGGAGATTATATTATATGAAATGGCACGATTTTGAAATTAAAGAGAGAAATAAATCAGGACAGTATGAGTTGATTTTATGGGAAACCAAAGATAGCTATTCTACGGTTGCTTTAATAGACTACGATAGACAGGGTAAAGATTTTGATGTTAAATCTGTGGGTTTGAGATTATTTAAACATTGGCAACACGGATTAGATGAATATATCCTAAGATACTTAAATTTACTTCAATTACAATATAAATATGATTGATATTCAAGACTTAAAATCTCAAATAACAGACGATAATATTAAGGATATAATGAACGATTTAAATATATCTTTCGTCAAAGAAAATACAAAGGAATTAATCTACATGACAGGTTGCCATAATGTTAATTCAGATAACGGCTCACCTAAGTTGTACTATTACAAAGAGTCTCAATCATTCCATTGTTATACTTGTGGCTTTAGTGGAGATATAATTGAACTAATAGCAGAACGCTGGAGATTATTAAATAGAACATTTGTTTTTATGGATATAATTCATTATTTAATAAAAATTGTTAAATATCAAGGTTCTCAAAATGAAACAAAAGAGTTTAATTGGCAGAGATATTTCAATAAATTTAGTCAAAATGAAATAAAAAACGACAATTTAACGATTTATGACAAGAACATTCTCGATAATTTAGATGTTTTATATCCTGACAATCTACTAAAAGACAATATATCAAAATCGGCTATTAATAAATTTCAAATTAAATACTATATCCCTAAAGGACAAATATGTTTTCCTGTGTTCAATATTAGTGGCGATTTGGTTGGTATTCAAGCAAGAAATACCAACCAAGAATTAATTGACAAAGGATATAAATATATTCCCTTAAAAACATTATCAACAGAGTATAAATTTCCTACAAGTCAATGTCTGTTTGGGTTGTATCAAAATCAAGACAGTATTAGACAAACAAAAGAGGTTGTATTGTTTGAGGCAGCAAAGTCTGTTTTGCAGCTCGAAGAATATGTTAAAATGAACAATTCTGTAGGTTTATTCGGTGTAAATGCAAGTATTGATAAAATATACCAACTACTTCAATTAGGGGTAAATAAAATCAATATAGTCCTTGATAAACAATATTGTCAAGTAAAAGACGAAAACTTTGAAAAGTGGCTAAAATGGGTCAAAAAAATATATGAAAAGTGCCGACCGTATTGTGATGTGTATGTTATATACGATAAAGAAAATTTATTAGATTTTAAGGATAGTCCGACAGATAAAGGTATTGACATTTGGAATGAATTGTATTATAATAGAGTAAAATTAAAGTAAAGGAGATGAGATCATGGATGAATTGTTTCATTACTTATGCAATATTTTATTTGTTTTAATCTTTATTCCTATTCTTGTGGTTATTGGAGTATTTGCATATGGAGTAATGGGCTGGATAGGCGTTATTATTTTCATAGGTGTTTGTGTTTATAGTTTTATACAAGGATTAAATGATAATAAAAGTGCAAATAATAGTAAAAATAATTACCAAAATGGTGCAGACAACGATGATTATTTATATTATCACTTTACAAAGGAGGACTAATTAATGGATAGATTAACAAAATGTAACAGATGGCACGATGATATTGATTTAAAAGAAGAAATGGGATATGCTTATATTTATGACAGATTAGCACAGTACGAGAATACAGGATTGTCACCTAATGATGTTTGGGATTTATGCTTCAAGCTCACAGATAGCACAGAAGAGGATGAGGAATTATTAGAGGACGATAAAGTAAATTCTCCAGCGCATTATACAAATGGCTATATGGAAGCCATCGATGAGATGATTATGTTTTTTGGGAAAGAAAAAGTAATGGCTTTTTGTGAGTGCAATATTTGGAAATACAGAAAAAGAGCGTTGGATAAAAACGGAAGAGAAGATATGCAGAAAGCCGATGTATATGTAAAGTTTTATAAAGCTCTATATGATGAAAAGGATGTGCATTATTATCTTAAACCAGAATCTTGCGACAGTAAATGATGCACATATTATTACAAGTGAAGAAATGTTTAAAATGATTAATAACTCAATTTGTTTTAATTGCAAAAAATCAACAAATATGAACAATAAATGCTCATGGGCGAGAGATTTAAACGCCAGAAATGATATGGTTCTCGTTACAAGACCAAAATTTCCCAAAAGATACCAAGGGATTTATTATAAAGTTTTGTTTTGTAACCAATTTGAGTTTGAGGAAAACGAAAGATGAAAATAAAAGAGTTGTTTAAGGATAATGAACAAATTAACATTCAAAACCTATTGCAAAAATATAACATCAATGATTGGCAAGAATTTTTAAAGCCAACAAAAAAATCGGTAGAAGATTTTATGTTATATGACAATATGAAAAAAGGCTATGACTTGATTCATAAGCATATTAATAGGCGAATTTATGTATTGTTCGATTGTGATGTTGACGGATATTGTAGTGCTTCAATTTTAATTCAATATTTAAAACAAGTAAGCAAAAGAGCAAATATCATCCCTATTTTCCACAAAGGAAAAGAGCATGGATTGTCTGACAGAGAAGTTATGACATTTTTGACACAACAATCAGATGGGTTATTAATTATTCCCGATGCAAGTGGAGAGGAAAAAGAATGTGCTTTATTGGCAAAAAAAGGCTATGAGATTTTATGTATTGATCATCATACTAATGAGCCAAATAAATACATGACTATGATTAACGCTCAATTCTCTGAAGAAACATTAAATAAATGTGGTTCGGGTACAGCAACGGTTTATCAATTTTTGCGATATTTAGATGCGATGGATAATAAAAGGTATAGCGGAGATTTAATTGATTTAGTCGCTTTGGGAAATATTGCAGATGATATGAGCTTGTCGAATTGTTATAATAGAGCGATTAATTATTACGGTTTACGGCGAATTAAAAATAAATTATTGTTGGCTATGATTGAAAAATTTAAAGCCGAGCCAACCCCGATTTCATTCTCATTTACCATTATTCCAAAGATAAATGCCGTTATTCGTGCGGGTAATCAGGAATTAAAGGAATATTTAGGTTGCGTATTGTCAGGATTAACTACAGTGTCACAAGATGATATTGATAATTTACTAATAGAATTAGAAAAAGCACATAGAAATCAGCAAAATATTATTAAAAAATTATCAACAGATTTATCAAATAAAATTGATAATAAGAATAATTTTATCATTTGTGAATATAATGATTGTGAGCCAAATTATACAGGTTTATTAGCAAACAATATCGCAGGAAAATATCAAAAACCAACAGTTATTATTCGTGATAATGGCATTGGTTCAATGAGAAGTCCTGTTCCCATATTGGAGATTTTTAATCAATCCGATAGTTGCGATTGGTGTAGAGGTCATGATTGCGCAGCAGGAATTAAAATTAACGATATTGAAAGCTTTAAAGATTATTGCAATAGTTTGGATATGGATTTTAATACGGAATATTCTGTTATAAAATCATTGGACGTTCAGAATATCCCGAGCTATTTATATGGATATTTTGATGAATTTAATGAGATATTTGGCAATGATTTAAAAGAGCCATTATATCATATTTACAATATTCATATTAACGGTCAAGATATTCAAGAAATCGGAAAATCGAAAACAACAATTAAATTTAGAATTAATGATATTGATTTTATTAAGTTTTTTTGCTCCAAAGATTGGAAAGAAAAGTACAATATTCAGAAAGATGTGGATATGAATATTGAAATTATTGGTAAATTGCAAATTAATGAATATGAAGGAAATACAAAGAAACAGATTTTAATTGAAGAAATGGAAATCCAACAAGAAGAAAATAATTTTAATTTTGATGAATTGTTCTCTTGACAAATGATAATTGATAGGTTATAATAAGTAGGGAGGTGAAAGTTTGGATATTTATACTATCTTACATTGCCATACAATGTTAAGCAACGCTACAACAACAATCGATAGTGTTACAGGGTTTCAAGATTATGTAGACAAAGCCAAAGAATGTGGAATGAGTGCTCTTGCGATTAGTGAACATGGTAATATTTTAGAGTGGTGGCATAAAAAATGCGCAATAGAAAAAGCTGGAATGAAATATATTCATGCAGTAGAAGCATATGTAACCCATTCCCTCAAAGAGAAAATAAGGGACAATTATCATTGTTTATTGATTGCTAAGAATTATGAAGGATTTTTAGAATTAAATAAATTAATTTCAAAATCTTTCAACAAGCACGATAATCATTTCTACTATTCTCCAAGAATAACCTATAACGAATTAAAAAACACAAGCGATAATATAATCGTGTCTACAGGTTGTCTTGGTGGAATATTAAACAAAGCTGACGAAAATTTATATTTAGATTTCATTGATTGGCTCATACAAAACAAAAGTAGGTGTTTTTTAGAAATTCAACACCATAATGTCGACGAACAAATAGCGTACAATAAAAAACTTATTAATTTAAGTAAGCGTTTTAATATTCCGCTATTAGCCACAACAGATACACATTGTTTGAATAATATCCATGTCAAAGGCAGAGAAATTTTACAGTTAGCAAAAAATATTAAATTTGAAGAAGAGTCTGGTTGGGATTTAACCTTTAAAACCTATGACGAATTATGTGCCGCCTTTGAAAAGCAAGGAATATCGGCAAGTGTTTATAAAGTCGCATTAGAAAATACAAATAAAATCGCTGATATGGTTGAGCCATTTGATTTAGATAAAAATACAAAATATCCCAAAATCTATGATAATCCCGAACAAACATTCAAAGATAAGATAAATCAAGGTATAAGAGAACATAGAGAGGTTTTATCGCAATATCCAAAGCAAAAAGTAAAAGATATTGTAAACGAGGAGTTTAAAGTATATAAAAAGGTTGGCGCAATAGATTTTATGCTACTTGAGGTTTATCTTAGAGAGTGGGAAAAACAAAACGGTATTCAATGCGGTTTTGGTAGAGGGTCAGTTAGCGGTTCGATGATAGCTTATCTGTTAGATGTTACACAAATGAATAGTCTAAAATTCAATCTTAACTTTTTCCGTTGATTTGATTAAAGCGGAAGTAAAACGGCGTGAATTGCTGGAAACTCTTTAGAACTTTAATAACCAAACTATCATAGTGATATGGATAGCGGCAAGGTTAATTACCAAGGTATGGTGAAATTATTAAAGATTAGACAATCAGCAACCAAGTATGTTGGAAACAACATAAAGGCTCAACGACTAATTGAGTAGCCTAATGTATTTACTATGGTGAAAAAACACGAGTGCGCCGATGATTTATTGTCACTTTAATAAAAAGGGGGTGTATGTATGGATATAAATATTTTTGAAAGTGGCTGGAACGATTTTAATGCCTATGTTTTTGGTTTAATAATGTCAGATGGGTGTTTAACCCCACAAGGAAGAAACAAAACTATGGAATGTGTATGGATTAATTTAAACGATAAAGAAATGATAGAGTATTTGCATAATCGTATGTGTATAGGAAATAAAATCTACAGACAAGGTAAAAATTATTCGCTAAAATATAGAAATACCGAAGGAATAACTTTTATGAAAAACTTTAAATTAGTTCAAAGAAAATCGTTAACGATACAATTTCCAGATTTACCAGATGAATATATAAGACATTTTATTAGAGGTTATTTCGATGGCGATGGGAGTATTGTAATAAAAAACACAAAATACAATACTTATGCTCAAACATCAATTGCTTGCGGTTCGTTTGATTTTTTGGAATCTATGATGTATAAATTAAGAGCATTTAATATAAAGTCAAATATATACAAAGATGGACGGTCAAATAATGGCTCTTATTATCTAAGGCAAACAAAAAGAAGCGAAGTTGAAAAGATGTTTGATTTTATGTATAAAGATATAGACAAAAATAATATGTTACTAAGAAAATACACTAAATATCAAAATTATATTAATAATACAAAGTTAAAATATAATATTAAACAATAAATCATAAGATATAGTCTAAACTTACAAGAGATTGTAAGAAGTATGAGATAAAGAGCTTATACGATAATAAATTGTTCTTAAATCCTAACAGAGTTAGTAATGCTGATATTGATACAGATTATTCTAATAAAGACAGAGAAAAAATTAAATCTTTTTTGCTTAAAGACCACATGAATTTAGACAATATTCAATGTAGTGAAATTATCACTTTTAATACTATTGCAACAAAAGGAGCAGTTAAAGACGTTGCCAGAGCGTTAAATATTCCGTTAAATATCGCACAAGAGATTAGTAATCAAATTGTTGATAATAAAATTCCAGATGAGTTAAGAAAAAAATACGAAAAATTATTTGAATATGTGGATATTGTAAACGGTGTAGTTGTTTCGGTTGGTTCACACCCAAGCGGAGTTTTGGTGACAGATAAAGATATTGCAAGTAATATCGGAGTTTGTAGTTTATCAACATCTAATTATCCAGTGTCTATGTTAAACATGAAAGAATTAGACGATTTGATGTGGGTGAAATTAGATCTGCTCGGGCTTGACAACGTAGGAGTTATTAATGAAACTTGTAAACTTATTGGCATTGACAGATTAAACCCAGATAATGTTAATTTGAATGACGAAGATGTTTGGAAGTCTATTCGAAACGATACCACTCTAATATTTCAGTGGGAAAGCGAAAGCTCGTCAAATTATTTAAAAAAATTTATGTCAGATGAAACAATAAGAAAAGCTAAAAGATATATTTCTGATTTTTCATACATCAAATGGTTTTCATTTGGCAACGGTTTAATTCGTCCTGCCTGTGCAAGTTATCGTGACGAGGTTGCAAATGGTAAAATAGTCAAAACAGGGCTAAAAGAACTCGATGAATTTTTAGCTCCAACATTAGGTAGAGTTACAATGCAAGAAGATATTATGCAATTTCTTGTCAAATTTTGTGGATACTCACAGGCTGATAGTGATAATGTGCGTAGAGCAATCGCAAAAAAGAAAGGTACAGAACAGCTTTTACCAGAAATAGAACAGAGGTTTATTGAATACACCTATAATACATTTAACACACCAAAAGAAAAAGCAGAGCAGATTATAAAACCTTTTATTCAAACGATATTAGACGCAAGCTCTTATGCTTTCTCTTGGAATCATTCAGATGCTTATAGCTGTATTGGTTATATTTCGGGTTATTTGAGATATTATTACCCTTTAGAATTTTTAACTTCCGCTCTTAACATATTTTTTGATAACGAAGAAAAAACACAAAATATCACAAATTATGCTCATCGAATAGGTATAGAGATAAAATCTCCAAAGTTTGCACATTCTAAATCTGAATATATGTGCGATAAAGAACAAAAGGTAATTTATAAAGGTATTAATTCAATCAAAAATATTCAGTCTGTTGCTGCGGATATTCTTTATCAAATATCACAAAAAAATCCCGATGATTTTCTTGAATTGCTATATATGACCGAGCAGATTAAAGTAAACGGCAAAAAGATTAATAAAACCTCAATGGAGATTTTGATTAAATTAGGGTTTTTTGATAAATTCGGAGATGTAAATTATCTTTTAGAATATTATTCTATATTTCAAAAATACTTTGGAAAAACTCAAGTAAAAAAGCAGGATTTTGGCTATTCTTTATCGAATAATATTATCAAAAAAGAAACAGAAAAGACGATTTTTATTTATGACTCATGTATGATGATTGATGAAATAATGCAACAAATAAATATAAAGGATTGTACATTATATCAAAAAAGTTATTATCGGTTAAAATCTTTAGGATATACTGATATTCATATAGATAACGCAGGACGAGATGTTTATATGGTTATGGGCATTGAGAAGAATAAATATGGAACACCGTTTGCCCAACTATATAAACCTAAGAATGGCAAAAGTCAATTAATTAAACTTGACAAAAAATGGTATTCAAAATATCCTATCGAAGGGGGTGAAGTATTAAGATGTGAATTTGAACATAAAAATAAAAGTCGAAAAGACGAAAAAGGAAATTGGTATAAGACTGATGAAAAAGAATGGATATTGAAAAGATATTCTATATTAACAAAATTGGAGGAATAATTATGAAATACTATGTTGAGGGTAAAGTGTTTGAAAATGAAAATGAAGCATTGCAGTATGAAGAAAAGTTGAATGAAGAAAAACGCGAAAAGGAAGAATTGAAAGCGCAGAAAAAAGCAAGACTCGATGAAATTACACAAAAAGAAAAAGAATTGCAAGCTTTAATTAATCAGTATTATAAGGATTATGGAGTAAAATCTGGGTTTGATAGTTGGATTGACTTATTCTTTTAATTAAAAAGAAGGGGATATGAATATGTATTATTGTCCTTTATGTGGTAGAGAGTTTGAAAATTTCTTTAGTGGGTACAATATTAATGTTGATGCAATCAGTATTAATAATCCATATGAAGAAAATTTTTGGGTCTGTGAAGATTGTGTAAAATTTTTGTTAAAACTTTTGAAATAACTCTTTACAAAACATGAAAAATATGATATAATATATATCCAAAATTTTAAAGGAGTGATGATTATTGCAAATTACTATTTACACAACAAATACTTGTCCTAAGTGTCAAATTCTAAAAAAGAAATTAAAAGAAAAAAACATTCCTTTTTTAGAAGAGACCGATGTGAACAAAATGTTGGAATTAGATATTTTAGCAGTACCACAAATGAAAGTTGATAACGGTAAGCTTATGAATTTTGAGCAAGCTGTTCAGTGGGTAAACAAACAGGAGGCATAAGGTTGGATATTAGAATTAAAACAGATAAAAATTTTACAACGACATTAAATAAACTCATAGAGAAATACGGAGAGGATTTTGAAATCCTTAATGGTTTCCATGACAGCCAAATGAATTTTAGCGACTTTATTGACAATTTTGTTGATAAAAACGTAGCAGACGTTACGATTGATGCTAATGCTAATGCTTCTCATAAGGATATTAGGAGTTTGTTAAGTGAAAAAGGAAAATCCCACGATAAATTATTCGCCTTTAATAAGCTATTCTATGAAATGAACAAAAAATATGGGTTAAAAGATGCAAGAGAATGGCTTGAATGCGAATACAATGGTGCTTATTATATGCACGATGCTCCAACTTCTACATTTTTAGCCTACTGCTTCGCTTACGATTTGAGTAGATTAGCCAAAGAAGGATTGTTTTTTTTGGATAATTATAATAACGAGCCTCCTCAACATTTAACTACTTTTATCGATGATGTAATTGAATTTATTAGCTACTTCTCGAATCGTTCTTCGGGCGCAGTAGGGATTCCCAATGTTTTAATTTGGACTTATTATTTCTGGAAAAAGGATTGTGAAACTGGATATTATATTAAATCTCCTGAATATTATCTAAAACAGACTTTTCAAAAGCTAATTTACAGATTAAATCAACCTTTTATGCGAGTAGACCAAAGTGCATTTGTTAATGTATCTATTTTTGATAGAGAGTATATTAAAAGCTTATTTGGCGGTTTGGAATATCCAGACGGAACTTTTGCTATTGATTGTGTCGAAGAATTAATTGAGCATCAAAAAGTTTTCATGGAAGTTGTATCAGAAATTAGAAGTAAAAATATGTTCACCTTTCCTGTTTTGACATATTCTTTATTGTATAAAGACAACAAGTTTATAGATGAAGAATTTGCTCGTTGGTGTTCAGACCATAATGTTACATGGAACGATAGCAATTTCTTTGTTAGTGGAGATGTAACAACCTTATCTAACTGTTGTAGACTCTTGAGCAATACTACAAAATTATCTGGCTTTATTAATTCTATTGGAGGCACAGCTTTATCTATTGGTTCAATTAAAGTAAACACTACTAATTTAGTTAGAATTTATTATGAAGTCGGAAATAACGAAGATAAATATTTGAAACTACTAAAACACAGAATTGAATTGTCTTGTAAAATTTTAGATGTCCAAAGAGAAATTATTAAAAGAAATATTGAAAAGGGTTTATTGCCTAATTATATAGACGGTGGAATGGAGATGGATAAGCAATATTCTACAATCGGCATTTTAGGTCTATATGAAACTATTGACAAATTTGGATATACAACAAAAGATGAATTTGGAAATATCGGTTACACAGACAAAGGAATTGAATTTGCATGTAAAATCTTTGATACTATCAATGAAGTTAAAGATAATTTTACTAACAAATACAGTTTTAATGTAGAATCTGTTCCTGCCGAAAGAGCAGCGGTAGTTTTATGTGCCAAAGATAATATGCTATATGATAAAGATTGCTCTAATTTCATCTATTCTAATCAATGGATACCGCTCATGGCAAAAAGCACAATAAAAGAAAAATTAAAACTGAGCTCTATTCTTGACATTAAATGTTCAGGCGGTAGTATCCTACATGTAAATTTAGAGAAGAATTTCCCAAATACCGATGTTGCGTGGGATATGTTAAACACTATTGCACAAGCAGGAGTTATTTATTTTGCATTTAATACCAAAATTAACGCTTGCAAAAATCATCATGGTTTTGTCGGAACAGATATTTGCCCAGTTTGTGGCGAGGGCGTTTATGACACCTATCAAAGAATTGTAGGCTATTTATCTCCGTCTAAGGCATATTCTTCTGATAGATTTAAAGAATTTAAAGCAAGACAATGGTACGATTTATCGCAAACAAAAGGTGAATTATAATGCTTATCAAAACTATTATTGATGAGGATTTTTCAAATTATAAAAAACCCTCTATGGTAATTGGTTGTATTTCTTGCAATTTTAAATGTTGCAAAGAAGCAAATATTCCTGTTTCTGTCTGTCAAAATGAACCAATTTACGCTCAACCTAATATTGATATATCTATTGATGAAATTATTGATAGATATATCAATAATCCTATTAGTAAAGCGGTAGTTTTTGGTGGTTTAGAGCCGATGTTACAATTTGAGGATATAGTTTTGTTTTTGCATAAATTTAGAAATGTATATAATCGCAAAGATGACATTGTTATCTATACAGGGTATTATGAACATGAAATAATCGGAGAAGTAAAAACTCTCCAGCATTATCCGAATGTTATTGTAAAATTTGGTAGATTTAAACCAAATGAAGAAAAACATTATGATGAAGTTTTGGGAGTGGAATTAATTAGTAATAATCAGTACGCTAAAAAAATATCATAAGGAGTAAAAGGACATGAAGGAATTAAAAGGAACGATTGAAAATTGGATTGCATTTGTAGATAATCCAAACAAAGAACCACATTTTCATATTATGGGTGAATACGAAGGCAAGGTTATTGTAACATCGAGAGTAATTTCTATTGACGAAAATAGCCTCGAAACAAACAATAGTATTTACACATTAGGGACACCGAAATTAAACTGGGCAAAAGGAGCAGAGCTTTATGAAAACAATTAGTTTTGCAAGAATTAACGAGGAAATTAAAATTCCAACAAAACGTGTAGGAGATGCAGGATATGACATCTATCCTTATTTTCAAGAGGAATTTATGCTAATTCAACCTCATGAAACCAAAATTATTCCTACTGGATTGTATTCTATGTTTGACAAAGATTATGTAGTCATTCTTAAAGAAAGAGGCTCGACAGGAACAAAAGGAATTGGACAACGCTGCGGTACAAAGCGTAAAATTGGGTGAGAACGAAATTGAATTTTAAAGACAGAGTTAATAAAGAAGAATTTATACAATATTACCAAGAGCTTAAAAGCGCGAGAAAGGTAGCTAAAATTTACAATGTAGATAAAGGAACAATTCTCTCTTATGCTAAAAGTATTGGATTTGTAAATCAATACAGACCAGAGCTATCTTTATGTGAAGTGGAATATATAGTTAGCCAATACTATTGCAATAATGCTCGAAATGTCTCTAAGGAACTAAAATGCTCTTCTGCTCTTATTTCTAAGATATGGATGGAGGCTGGGTTAAAAGGGAAAATGAATAGAACGTACTATTTGAATGAAAATTATTTCTCTAAAATTGATTCAGCAGACAAAGCGTACTTTATAGGATATTTAGCCGCCGATGGGTGCGCATATAAAAGAAATAACCATATCGGAATGATTAGTATTATTTGTCAAAAGAAAGATAAAGAATTGTTGGAGATGTTTAATTTTTATTTAAAAAGTAATTACCCTATACATGAAAGAAATAACAAATATACCCATCTTCAAATTAACAGTGAAAAATTATATACAGACTTATCTAAATATAATATCATAGATAGAAAAACATGGACTTACACTCCATCTTTTAAATCGGATGACTTATTTGTTTGGCATTTCATTCGTGGGTATTTTGATGGAGATGGAAGTATTTATAGTTGTCCTATTCATACAGGAAGAAATTATATTGTTCCGAGTGATTTCCATTTGTCTCTTTGTGGAAATAAAGCTACTATGATTTGGTTTTATAATACTTTTAAATTTTGGGGAATAGATGCTGTTTTAAAACAAGATCGAAAAGAAAGGTATTCTCAAGATTTTTATTATGTTCGAGTTTCTAAACTTGATTCTCTATGTAAGTTATATGAGTTGTTATACAAAGATTCTTCTTATTTAAGGCTGGAAAGAAAGTATAATAAATTTAACGATTTCCTTATAAAACTCGATGAATTTAAAAAGTGCCGTCCTTAATAGAAATATTAAGGTAATAAAATGGGGTGTATCGGTGAAGCCTTCCGTTTTATAAGGTAATACCGAGGGTTATATCTATCTAATATAATTTGTAACGCATAGGGAGTGAGCGATATAAGAGAGCAATAATCTCCCCACGAGCCCCCATCTCGTTTATCTATAGGATAAACTGAAAACCTAACGTCTAAACGAGGGAGAAAATGTATGCTGGACTTATGCGATGGAAAAGCATAAGAATTATAGGATAAAAAGCCTACAAGATAACATTTCGATTATCGATTCATCCTATCGAGGAGAGTGGTTAGTTCCCATTACTAACCATAATGACAAGCCGCTTGTTATTCATAAAGATTTAACCGACCAAAAGAAAATGAGTTTAGAAAAAGATTATATTGTTTATCCGTATGAGAAAGCAATCTGTCAAGCTATTATCTTTGAGTTACCTAAATTTCAAGTTCAAGAAGTACCCTTAGCTGTTATTGAAAATTCTAAAACAGAACGTGGAGCAGGAAAATTAGGCAGTAGTGGCAAATAATAAATAAAAATAATATCTATCATAAAAACAGAGGTTGGAAAACCTCTGTTTTTTTTATTAAAAAGTATTGACAAATAATATCTGCTATATTATAATACATATATAAATTAAAGAAAAGGAATGGTTGCAATGAAAATTAAGTTTATTATCAACAATTATCAATTAGGAGGCAAACTTTACATGACACCTGTGGATAAAATTATCTCACAAAATAAACTTGATAAAAGTCATACAGAAATTATTTATGATGGATTAACCGAAAATGAAATAAATTTTTGCAAAAAAGTTTTATCGAAAAAGGGGGTAATTATTAATGAATATGTTTGAAGAAAGTCTTAAAGATTTATCTGAAAGAATTAAAAATATGTCAGTTGAAGAACTTAAAGATTGGTTAAAAAGTATTGGAGTAGAATTTAAGGAGAGTGAATAATTATGAAAATTGATAATGGTAAAATGTATGACGCAATTTTTGATACCTTTTTACGCTTGGATGATAATTCTAACAATGAAGAATTGCAAACATACCTAAAGCACAAATTAGATGTGTTATTGTTTGTATTAGAAGAATTGAGCGATATGTCTTTATATGAATTGTTCCAAGATAGTATGTTAGTCGAAGATATTGAAATGGCTCGCGTTTAATGGGAATGAGGGGTATAGATTGAAGGTTTGTTTTTTAAGGAATGATGGAAGTCAAATATGGGCAGGGGACAAAGAACAAATTCTACAGGATATCGAAGATAACTATTCTTACGAATTAGCCGATGAATTAAAAAGAGAACAAGAATATTATGAGAATTTAGAAGATGGAATCATCTCATTGCAAGGCACAGACTTGGATTCTGCTTATGAGGATATTTCGTATTTAACAAGCACTCTTTTAGAAATTGAAGAAATGATAGAAGGTTTTGAGAATGAGGAATATAGTAAAAAGAAAGTTTTATCTCTTTTAGAAAACATAAAAGAAATTTGTCATAATAGAAGTTAGGAAAAATTTATGAAAAAAGTATCATTGCCGATAGTTGAATTTTATTTGGGAGGTATTGAGAAATGAAAGGGAAAGAAAGGAAAGATTTAATTGATGAAATTGTATTGATTGTTGATAGTCAAAAAGCAGAATGTATTGGCTGGGCAGAAAACTTTAATGAAGCCAAAGAAGCCCTATATCATTCAAGGTTAATTACCAAAAGCACAATGCTTACAACTAAAGGTCAGGAAGTTTGTAAAATTGCAGACATTCTTGAAGATGGTAGATTGCACAAATGGTTAAAAGGTTTATCTCCTAAAGAATTTGATTATTATTTTAGTGATTTGTATTATTTCGACACTATTAAGCATATTGACAAATATAAAAAGGAGAGTGTTAATAATGTTTAAAAAGAAAAAGAAAAATGCAGACACGCCAGCAGATTTTCAGCTAAAAGAATTATATTATCCTTTTATAGATTTGCGCGATGAATTTTATTCGACAATAAGAAAAGTCATAGTAAAAGAAGAGGTAATTAAAATTTATCCAGACGGAGCTGACAAGGACGCAGCTATCAAAGACTATCATTTTGAACAGCAGTATTTATTAGTTCTTATTGGAAAATATGATGATTTAAGAAACCAAATTAGCAATTTTATCAAAAATAATAAAGAAGAAAGACATACAACAGCATATTGGGAAATTCCACAGACAAGTCATGAAGCGGTTGAAGCAATATATAAAAGAACAAAGGGAATGTGGTAATCATGGAAGATTTGCTAAACATGAGCAATAAGCAATTAACAGAATTAATTAATCAAGCTGAACAGATAAGAGAAGAAAGACTTAAACAAGAAAAAAAGAATATTATTAAAGACTTACGAGATATTGTTTCAAGAGCGGAAGAGTTTGGTATTCGTTTTGTTAAAGAAAATCCCAGTTGTTTACCCACTTTCTACAATACTATTAATATTCTTGATAGTAGTGATGAAGTTATATATTTAGATTTTCAACAGAATCATTAAAATTATTTCAAATAATAAGGAGTGCGTTAAAATGAGAATTGATGAAAAAGAATTAATAAATATGAGTACACAAGAACTTGAAGAATTATTACAAATCATTACTAATATACAAATGGATAGAAGAGTTCTTCATAAAAAAGAAATTATAAGTAAAATTCAAAAACTTATAGATGAAGCAGATGAATTGGGGACTTTTTTTGTCAAAGATTATAATACTTATGGAAAAATACGCGTATACCTAAATGATAATGGTGATATGGTATTTTCTTTTGAAAGTTAAAGGGAGGTAAAAATGAGACTTAATATTGATTTTGAAAGAATAAGTTACGAAGATTTAGATAGTGCATATCATCAAATCAGAAGGGAATGGATTAAAAGGACAATGGATAAACTAACTTTGCAAATTCAGAAAGGTGAAAGTCAATATCAGCAAACAGCCTTAAAATTCTGTTGGCACGATATTGTAAATGTGTTTGATTTGAGTGAGAATCTTGTTTTTACTCGGAATGATACAGAAGAATGGAGGAGATAATAGTGTTGACGTTGAGTGAAATAAGAGATTTTATTGATTCGTTGAATGAGGAAGAATTGAATAGATTATCTGCAATGGTTCGAAAGACCAAATCAAATATATTGTTTGAAAAAATGTTGCCACAGTTAAAAGGTAATATTAAAGTGTTTAACGCAGAGGAAGATGAAAAATTCGCTTGTCAGATATCTAATAATAAAGACATAAAATTTTTCGACCATATATCATTTTTTAGATATAATAATAATACCCTTGGTATTCGATTTTATAATGAAGGAGATGTAGAGTATGATTTCTGAATCAGTTTGTTCTTTGTCTGATATCGAGCGTTATATTAAAGAAGCAGACATAGAAAATTTAAAAGAAGTCCAAAAACTATTAGATTTAAGACAAAAAAGATTGGCGTTAAATCAATATGAAGAACGGTTAAATAATATTCTAAATGAAATTCGAGCTTTAGGTTACAATATTTTTATGGATAATTGGTTTGAAGAAACATTTGATGAAATCCGTTTTGGTATTCAAGCTGATGACTCTATGGATATTTGTATTGATTTTTCACACAATTAAAAGGAGGAATAGGAATGATTAATATTATTAAAGTAATTTTATTTATTACAACCATTGTTATTTTTCTTTTAGCTATTAAGAAAAGCTACGATAAATCAATTCGTTGTGATAAGTGTGGTACGGAAATGAGATTAGAATATGCCTTATGCTCTAATCCACCTAAATATCAATATATTTGTCCTTTATGTGGGAATAAGGCAATTTTAAATATTAAAGGAGAGAAAACAAATGAATGATAAAGATATCTGGATACTAACTCTTAATTTTTTATTTGAACGTGCAACATCTTTAATTCACCAAAAAGATAAACAGGTTGCCAAAATGGTTGACCCCTATCTGTTAGATGGTACAAAAGAAGAGTTAAGAAACTTCATAGAAGAAAAGGATGGACAAATTGAAGAAATTTGCAAATTGATTAATTATGTTTATAAATATCAATATCGAAAAGAAAACCCATTTGATAATTATGTTCCTACGATGAGGGATGTATAATGAAAATTTTATATTTTAATAATGCTATGGAAACAAATATTACGGTTTCAATCAACTCCTTTTAGTGAATTGGAAGAAAAAGAAAATCTTATTTTACAGGTTTTTGAGGAGGTATTATATTGAGAAAAGATTATCAATGCCCACGTTGTAAAAAAATATTAAATAATGACGATTGGACATATCAAGATGGTGCATTTATAGATGATGAAGAGGTTCATGCAACATATTATCAAGAATGTCCATATTGTGGTTGTGATATAATTCTAACACAAGAATACAGTTTGATATTAGATGATGAATATGTAGAGGAGGATGAATCATGATGTCTTATAAATTAGAATTTCAAAATGCAAATAACGAAAGAATAGATAAAGGTATTTTTAATTCAATCTCCGAAGCTAAAAAAGAAATGTTTAGACTGATTAAAGAAATGGGTTTTGAGTGTTATTACACAAGAGAAGCAAAAAGAGAGAATTATTTATGGATTGATTTTGGAAGTCATCATGAATTTTTTAGAATTTATTCCTTAGAAAGTACAGTTGTTGGAATTATTCATGGAGGAGAAAATATTCAAAAGGATTTAATCGTCGTAGATTTATACCCAAATACTGATTTAGAATGTAAAAGATATTGTAATTAAAGGAGATAGTTTATGTCTAATTCATTAAAACAGGCTTTCGTGCTTAACAAACCTCCAGAAGTATTATTTGATTGGAGAACTACTACTGAAAATGATTTATATTAAATAATGGTAAAAGTTAAAAAAATAAGAGAGGTGTTTGACCTCTCTTTTATTATTTATTAAATCTTTATAGAGTTTAATTTTCTTGTTGTTATACCAGCAACAGTAAAATCATCTCTGTTTAAAGACAAATTACAAAGAGCTAAAATTTTATTCATAACAAATCATTTCTATTTAATTTCAGCATAGACTTTAATACACTCCATACTCATTTGTTGGTCTACAGACAATGGAATATTTATTGTTTGAATTAGATAATCTTCAATTTTCCCATCTGGATTTTCTACTCTAATTTTTTGATTTACGTCTAAAAACGGTATAGGAATACATTGGATATTAATGCTATCATTGAATCTTGAATGTAAAATTAATTCATATTTACATCTATCGTCACATTGTTCTTGATTAATAATATTATCATCCTGAATTAAAGGTAACCAAATTTCACCTATTGTTCCTTCAATTCTAAATGGACTATTGGGGTCTTTGTCTTGTAATTCCGATTCAACTTGACTACCATCTTCTAAAACTCGACCATATACTTTTACAGAATTTTTAATATTAGAAAAGTCTGTTGTCGAGGAAATAGATGTTATCAATCCTGTTGTTAATTGAGTGAAGTCAAATACAACAGAATCATCTAATCCATTGGGAATCCGATTAAACCTAAAAGTGCCATCAATATCAAAATATATTTGCCATGTATAATATAAATCTCTTAATTGTGAAATTATTTCATATACTGTCGTGCCACTTTCAAATTTTAATTCATACGGTGTAACTTGACCTATGTTATCTAAAGCATATTTTCCAATCTTTCCCATTTGAACAATGGTATCCTGAATAGCTTGTGTAATATTACTATTAATAGGCACTACGACAGTCATATCGGGAATATAACCATTTCTGTCCCCTGTCAACAAAGACATTAAATCTAAACCATTAATTGTTAAAGTATTAGTTTGAGAATTATATACACGTTCAGGATTGTTAATTATAAATATACCCATATTCCACCAGACAATATCTTTTGTTCTCGGATTTTCTTCTCCAATATAAATCTGAATCCTTTTATCGAGCCAAATTCTTCCACCCTCGTCTATATCAAAATTCTTATCTTTAATAACAACAGATAGAGTACAAGAACGTCTTAAATCAGAAGTTGCGTCAATGGTTATAGAGCCATCAAATATATCACTCTCAAGGCTATCAACAACTTGATATTTAGAATTTAATAAATCAATTCTTACATATCTTTTATGACTTTTTAATTGAATTAAGTTATAATCTTCAGCAGTGATTAAATAAGCCAATATTAATCACCTCTTCTATTAATAAATATTAAATACATAAAATTTATTATTATATATTTTACCCAAACACATCGCATCGCCTTTAAGCAAACCAGCCGCAATCGCAGTTCCTTGAGCTGTAACCATAGGCATTGTAACACCATTAATTGTGATATTCGCCCCAGCGTTATTTACAATATTAGGAATAAATGCGATTAAGCCACTAACATCAAAATCTTTCGTTTCTAAATAAGGAACGGTTATGTCAATTAAATTTGCCGTAGAAGAATTGACAGTAACATCTGTAAAGGTAGATTGTAAATTTTTTATATTAATATAATCAGATTCCGTACTTGAAGTCGCTCTTTGCAAGCATACATATTGAGTAGCCAAAATAAATCCTCCTTTTATCCTTAAATATATTCTACTTGTCCACACTTTTTCTCATTACATTTAAAAGTGCCACAAATAGCCGTAACAGTTCTTCTTGTAGAACCCGAAACAACAAACCATATTCTACCTTTTCTTAAAGGTTGATTGTCTAATAATAATTGATTTTCTCCACATTTTTGAGTTCCACAAATAAACTGTCCACAAATAGTAAGATTTTTTAATTCTGCTTGCTTTTGATATAAATTGAATTTTTCAATATCATCAGATACAGTAAACAATAATGTCCAATATTGCGTATTAGTTAAAGGAATATTCTGATTTCCGTCTTTTGCAATATATAAAGATTTTCCATCTTCACTTGTTACAACATTATTTTTCTCATAAACTTGACCAGATTGAAAAGTTCCAGCATATGTTAAATCAGAACCATATCCTGTATCACCAATAAAATTAAATTCCACCCATGAGGTGCTATTTATATCAGGAACAATACCTTTTTGATTTGCTAATGATAAATATGATTTATGCTGATATGAAACAATATTGTTGATTAAATATTGTGCGGAGATATCAAATTCTCCTATATATTCAAAATTGGCAAATCTTTCTCCTTGCTCCTCCAACGCTCTTTCTAAAAATCCATCAACGCCATCTTTGATATTGTCCTCTATATATTTTAATCCGTCAGACTGCTTATTAATCTTTTCTGCATTAAATATTTTACCAATTAAAGATGGATTTGAAGTTAATATTTGATGAGCTTCGTCATATTTATTCTGGTTAAGAAGCTGACAGAAATTAGTCCACAATAATCTTTCTGCAATATGAATATCTTCCATTAATTCTTGTCTAAAATGATAATTAATCAAGATGTTCCACCTACCAATTTAAACCAAAAATCTCCAACTTCTAATCCCGATGGCTGTGTAGAAGCAATGATGTAAGTTTGAGGTTTGGGAGCTTTTAATACTAATGTCCACCAATTAGAATTATTTGGCGAATACCCTTTATTATTATTTCCTTTAGAAGCATACAAACCGCCATTGTAAGAGATTAAGTTATCAATCTGATATGTTATTTGACTTGAATAATCCCCCACATATACAAGACCAACACCACTATCGCCCTTTTCACCTTTAATAGTGACTTGACGCCAATATTCTGTATTGGTAGGAATAATGCCAGTAGTTGGCGTTACTTTAATACAAATAAATAAAGAATCAACATTATCTACTGTATAAGAAACCATATTATTAACATTGTATAATTTATTAAAAGCAAATTCCCCAATATATTTTAATTCAGAGGCAATAACTTCCCATGCTTCTTGTTTCGCTTCAATATATTGTTGGTAATCTGTTTTTAAATATCGTTCCAATGCAACAATAATATCTCTATTTGTATTTAATTTATCGGCATTAATCATTTTATTATATAAAGAGGGATTTTGAGCCAATAACTGTTGGGCTGCACTAAAATTGCCTTGCAACATATAATCTTGAATTTGATTTACCAAAGAAACTTCGCTTGCATTAGAAACATCTGAGTAATCTGGAATACTATCTATATTGTCAGGGAAACTTGTTCTTGGCAAATCTGGATAAGTATTTGACATAACTTCACCTCCGCTTTATATATTTAAAACTACAAAAAAACCATAAATATAATTATACATTATTGCATATAACGCCCCAGCTTTAAATCCATCTTCGTAAACACTCCAAGAGCCTGCATTATATTTATACAACACCCCAAAATAATTTAAAGTAGCGATTGAAATACGCACCGAACCTTTATTTCCCTCAATATCTACATTAGGAGAAAATAAAAGCAGTCCGATATTTTTTCTTTCAGCTTGAGTAATAGAACTAAAATCGCAAGTATTACTTTTAAGTTGAATTAGATTTGATGAAATGCTTGTAATTTCCAACATATGAGTAGCACTAATATCTGTCCAGTTAAGCCAATCATATGAATTTTCAGAAGTTGCCACCCACGGAGTTACATCAACTGTCGAAGCCATTAAATCACTCCTTTTATTGTAAATAGTCAACAAGATTGTTATTATACAAATCCTTTTGGCTATTTGCGTTTCCAATTTCAACCCAACTAAATTCAATATAAGAAAGAGCATTTCCCATTGACTTTATATCTGATTGGTTAATATTATCCACAATCATAATAAGATAAGTATTACCGTTGCTATCTTTCATGATTTTAGCGTTGCCATTAGAAAAGAAAGAATTGATAATTTCTAAATGTTTTCGCTCCAAGTCAATATCCACATGAGGCAAATTAGAGATGGTTGGAAATGCTCTCACAGAACCCTGCTTATAATTTAATTTACCATTCTTAATAATTGTAGGATATTGTTCTCCAAAAGGCATAAATTGTCCAATTTGTTGAACTTGTTGTTTGGAATTATTTTCCCATTCTTTATATAATTGAATATTGTTATCTTTATCAACCACAAATAGTCCATTAAAATCACTATAAATACTATTGGTTAAATAGTCACCCTCTTCCTGCCCATAAACAGGAACTAAAGCATAATCATAAGTTTCTCTGGCACTTGCATAATTGTCTAAATAAATGAAATTTAAGTCGTCTACAGAAGAGATTTTAATTTCTTTCAAAGTAATCCAATTAAAGTCAGTTCTTTTCTTTCTTTTAATTCTAATAGCGCTAATTTCATCAACTACAAAAGAGGCATTTCCTGCGTTTAAATTTCCGTTGAAATCTGCATTTAAAATTGTATTCGCATCCCATACAAACTTATCTGTATTATAAGATTGCGATATATCTCTCGAAATGCCTAAATAATCAAAAATGCCATTTTGTAGCTGAATGAAATTAAATGTTATTTTATTTGTTGGAGTCGGAGATAAACTTTCAGAATCAGAAAAGAAATTATACCCTAAAGTTATCATGCTACCACTCCCATGTTTTCTATTCTTAAATCATATAAATTATCTATTCTTCTCAACCACACAAATACATCTTCGGTTGCATTTGGGGTCGAAATATAATTAGATTTGATATAGTATTTAAACTCTGTTAAATCATCGTTATAACAATAAAGTTCAATAAAAGCTTTTTCTTCATCGAATGTAAAGTTATCAACGACCCAATTTAATATTAACTTTCCATTATTTCCAGATAATTCAATAATTTTACTATTGGGTTTAAAATCTCTACCAATTAATTTTAAAGTAAAGTCATTATTTATAGAAAATCCATCTTCGAATCTAACCCACGAACCATCTTTTCTTAAATCCACCTCTTTATCGTCTATATAAATAGGAGGAGATGGATTAGATGAACCGACAATAACGTGGATGTTTGAGCTAATTTGAATTTGTCCAGTATCGCACAAATTTTCTAATTGATTAATTGTATAAAAGTCAGGAATGATATAATCGACATTAAATAAAATTTGTCCTGTTGAAGTGGTCATTCCATTAACTGTATTGACAATTAATTCAATGAAATATGCGGTATTATCCTCTAACCCATAAAATGTATATTGAATATCTGTAGAATAGACTGCTCCACTTGTAGATAACAATATACCATTATTATCATAAAGATTAAACTCGAAATATTGTAGCAACTCACCTTGAGCTTGGTAGTAATCTCCAATGAAATTATAATTCGAGGCTTGAATTATCAATGAAACTGGTAGATTTGAGATATTGATAATCGGCGTTGATAAACATTGAAATTGAACAGGGTCTGAAACAGGAGATGAAACACCATCTACACCAAAAGTTTGAATTGTAGCTTGGTATGATGTTCCATTTGTTAAAGTATTAGCAGGGATAATATGATTATACTGAAATGTTTCAGTATAATCATTAAAAACTGTATTTCCTGTTAATTGGTTCTTGATGACTAATGTATTTCCAATAACCTGTTGCCCTGCTTGAGATATAAATTCAATTATTTTTTGAGTTGATGAATCAAATGCTTTAATCGAGCCTATGATAGGTTTTGTTAATGACATTTATTCTCACCTAATTAAGAGATTGTATACCTACAAATACCCTGCAAAGTAGGAATTGTCGGTTGGCTTGCTACATTAGTAAAAATTAATTGAACAGTAATATTTTGACTAAATTCAAAAGGGTTATTTAACAAGCCAATAACGGTATTAGTTCCAGCAGTACCTTGAATAAAATTCAAACTTACATCTGATTTGTTATTATTTGGAAAATATTCCAATACACTAAAAGCAGACTGTGTAGATGGGATTAGAATTGGTTTCAACCCTTGGTTTTGTTGTAGCTGTGCTAATACTTGATAACCAGAAGTTAAAGAGGTAAAAGCATAAGGATAAACAATTCCTAAAGTACAATTAGAAGTAACAGAACTTGACGATGATGTAATGCCCACCCACAAAGATTGTTCTAATGCGGTCTTACCATCGCATGAAACAATAATTCTCGCTCTTGCCACCCCTGAACTTCTGGCGGGCATAGTAAAGTTAGGAATGTAGATAGATTCTAAATACCCTTTAGTTTTCTCTCCAGATAAAGTTTCAGACCACAGAGTGTAAGTATAAGTATTTGTTCCAGTCGTTGGGTTCGGAAGCGACATAAAATCCTGAATTAAATTTCCCTTAAAAGAAGAATTTTCCCCATAGGGCGAAGAAATATTGCTCGGCTTACCCATCATAAAATTGATATATTTTTCGTCCACTGTTCCACCACTTATTTCCTGTTGAATTTCTGCAATATCAGCACTATGCTGATTAATAGTAGAAGTATTTGTTGCAATATTATTTGTATTTGTATTAATTTGAGTTGTAGCATTAGCAATACCTTGTTCAATATTGTTAAGATATTGAGCATTAACAGGTGTTGTATTATCTACCCATGTAGTAGGATTATAATTAATTGCCATTATATCAATCCTTTCTTATTTTATATAAATTGTGCCATTAATATATTCAACTTTTAAATTAGATATTTTTTCAATATCTCTTAATTTAATATAATTATTTCCATTTATATTAACAGCTTGTAAATTAATAGGTTGATTATTTTTATATACAGTTATATAATTATTATCTTTTTGATTAAACAATTTCAACTCTGCTTCTCTCCTATTAATTAAACCTTGTAATATTTTACCATTAGATTTGCAATATGCAGTCCAATGGTCTTTAATCTGCTCTCTTGTGCGTTTGCCATTATTAGTTAACTGGTCGATATTACCAATATTGTAACAAAATGAAACTAAAGCGTCAAATTCATTTTGGTTAAAATGGTAAATACTTTGATATTTATTGACTTTATTCTCATATAGGATAAGATTATCTAAGAGTAAATTATCGGCTGTTTTTTGGTCGATTTTAAGCCCTTTATATATTGATTTACCATTAACTTTTCCAGTCCAACCATAACCAATAGTCCAAATACCAGAGCTGTCTTGATATGCTATAAGAGAGCAACCTTCATATTTTTTAATTAAATTTAAACCCTTTTGTCCTATGTTCATAATGTTATTATCTATCCTTGTAATTTTATTGTATATTTATTTTATTCCTTATAAGTAACCCATAAAAATACACACGCTACCGTCGGGTCTGATAATATAAATAACATTCTGCCATATTAATCTCCTTTTGTTTATTGTTTGAATTGTTTAGAATTAATTATTTATTTTAGTATACTTCATAATAATATTGAGTGCCTTTTGTAAAATAAGAACCTTTCTGCCATAAGTCAAACCCATCATCTTTTATATTTATTTTAACATTTGAAGAATCTATTTCTATTCCATAATCGCTACTTGCTCCTACGCAACTCTTTATATCTCCATTATCATATAAAACATACATAAGAAGCCATGTTTGAAAATAAGTTCCCCCTCTATATACAACCATTATATGTTCAGGTTTAAAATCTAAACCTGAAACATGTATATACGTTTCTCGATTTCCAGTAATATTTATAATTCCATTTATAGTCTCTCTCTCTGTCTGTGTTTGTCCATACAAAAAAGCCTCGCTCATTATCTAATCACCTCTATCTGCAAACTGAGCGCTTGGGTCGGTTTTTCTTCAAAGCAAGTAAACGTTATCTTACCTGCACTCGTCACTGCCTTACTAATACAGTTCCACGCTTTTTTCTCCAAAATAGCCGTCGCATTAGTCGTCGAGTACACAGGCGTAATATGCGGCTTATCAGTCGATAAGATACCGCTTATCGAGATACTTTGGGTGTACGGCGCACTTGTGCCTGTCCATGTTGTCGATAGACTCGCTGTATAAGAATGAACCGTAGCTTTTGTGTCAACATATTCTTTATTTGTTGCATCTGTATTATTAGTAGGTGTTGCTAAATTTGTAACTTTACCCCCTGCAACACCTAAAAATCCAATATTTGGTGTAGTTGTATTATAATCCATACTAATACCAGAAGAATTGTCAGCATCTTTTCTCATATATAAATGATTTGTAGTAGGATTAAAATATAAATAAGGGTTATTTTCTGCTGGATTTACTAATTTAATTATACCCTTATCATCTATTGAATATCTTGTAGAGTTAGGAAATTTATTTGATTTTAATGTAGATAAGAAACTTGTTGAATTATCTACAGCATCTGTTTTATTGATAGCTAATAGACCAGATAAAGTACCACCAGTTAATTTTAAATATCTGTCATCTGCACTCGTTTGAGATATTGCGCCTACATCGGAAGCTGTTAGTGTTATATCATTGTCTAAAGATTTGTTATTAATTTTTCTTGTATTCGGAACATAGGTATCTTGCAATGTTTTAATTGCAGCTTGATTGGCGGTATTACCTGTCTTTAATGTGGCAACATCGGTTTGTAATGATTCAATATCGCTTTCAGCCATAGCTATATTATCTTCATTAGTAGATACACGAGTTCCAAGAGCGTCAACATATTCTTTTGTTGGTATATCTTTCGGGTCAATAATTTGACCTAAATTTTTCATTAATATTTCACCTCTCTATTAAAGAGTTGCAACAATAATTTTGATATTATAATCAGTCGCAGCTTCAATAGAAATAGTCAATACGGTACCGACCAAAGCAGAATCGACCATTATAGTTTCTCCTGTTGTTGCATTAGAAGCTTCAATGGATAAAATATCACTACCAGAGGTGATATTCTGCGTTGTAGATGTTTGTCCAGCAGTTAAAGTTAAACTATATTTAGTAACTACAGAAGTTTGTAAAGTAGAAACATCTTGTTTTAATTTTGTTACATCAGTATCTAAACCATGCAATAAAGTATAATCTGCACTTGTTAGCAAACCGTTTGCGCTTGCACTGGCAATAGCATCGGGAATGGTAACTGTGTGTGCTCCTGCAACAGTTAATCTGCCAAATTTATCAACAGTAAAACTTGGAACTTTAAATGTAGCACCAAAAGCGGGAGTTTGAGCAGTAGTATCGCCATACGCTTTTGCGGTTACTCCGCTATCAGCCATAGAGATAGTACGCTTTGCATTTTCACCATCAACAACTATTGGAGTAATACCAGCGATTTCAGTAATCGCTCCGTCAATATTAGTCTGAATGATATCCCAATCAGAATTTTCATTACCCGAACCCTGACGAGCAACAACAGCAATCATCATATCTCCGACTTCACATTTTTGTCCAACATATGTTCCTGCTGTACCAATCACATATAACCAGCCAACTTTATAAGTTGTAGGAATATCATCTACAGAATTAATCGTGCCTTTATATTCAAGACCCTGAGAGGCAGAAACAATTTTATCAATATAAGATTTGATAACTTTGTTTTGAACTGCATTAATAGAACTATCGGACATTTCGGTATCAATAGTCGGTTTGTCTGTCAAATCATTATAAGAACCACTAAATGAACTCGTGCCTGCACCGATATTAGTTCTTGCTTGTTGTTTCTGATTTTCTGTCAAGTCTTGAATAATGGTTTTAACAGCGTTTGTCGTAATTGCTCCACTTGTACCATCTACAGAGGACACAATATTTGTGGTATTGTTTCCTAAAGTGATAGTATTTCCATCAATTTTAGCATCAGTAATACCATAGCCCTCGATAGTGTCAGGTTTACTTAATATATTTGCCCATTCAACAGCGTCGGCAGTACCACCGCCAGTTGCACTCAAAGTGCCATCAGAAGAAACCGCTAAACCTGCGCCAACTTTGACACCGCCAACCTGTGTAGTTGTAGCAGTCGGCAAAGCATAAACAGTCATTTCAACGCCATCTACTTTAATATTACCGTTAATATCAGAATCTTCCACAATCATACCAACTGTTTGCCAATTTTTGCCATTATATTGCATGAGCTTGTTGGTATTTTTATCATAATAAATCTGACCTTGTTTAGGAGTAGCTGGAGCTGTTGTTAAAGGCGAAATGACTGCGTTTTGCAATTCATTTTGATTTAAATTTATATTTGCTAAATAAATCATTATCTTACTCCTTTGCTTATATATACATAACAATTACTCTCAATGGAGCTTTTGGTTTGTCTGCTAAAGTGACGGTGACTTTTATATTATCAACATCAACATCGCATCCGATTTCATCTCCGTTAATTTCATCATAAATAAATACATTTAATATTTTTGAAGCATCTGTAAATGTCTTGCTACTTGATTGTTGAATGGTGGCGACAGTGAAATCTCCAAATTTAATTCCGCCACCACCGCCACCGCCAATCAAGGTTATCATTTGTTCTTTTTTATCTACACCAAAAGAATTTCCATCTAAGAATACTCCACAGGGTGCTTGAATTTTAGCCATATGATAACCCCCTTAATACTTAATTAGAAATAGGATTAATCGTTAGAGTATCACTATTTGCTGTCATAATCAATGTAATGCTGAATTTTGGAGAAGTGCCAGTAATTGTTATACTACTATCGTCTGCATTAGACATCATGGAAGTCAAGTCGACAATAGATGTACGACTTACATTACTGCTACTAATAGTATAACTCTCCTTAATAACAACTTTTGGTACAACACCCTTTCTCATGGCGTTAACAATTTGCGTTAAAGATAATTTAACAATGCCTGTTTTAGAAATTTGAGTCGTAATTTGTTCGTTATTTTCAAATGGGATAATAGGATGTAAAGAATCCACATAACCTTTATTTGCCAACATATCGTCTCTATAAGGATTAGCAGAACAAAGAATTGGAACTTGATTTCCGTTGTCTGTGGTTTCAATACTTAACACACTTCCAATAGGCGAATTTTCGTCTAAAGAATTGGTTAAAATAAATTCATGTCCACCCTCTATTTTACGAGCCAGCGCAATATCTCCTACAACGCGAATATCGCTTGTTCTTATATCTCCATTAGGATAGATTTTAAAACCATTATCATATCCTTTGAGATAATAACAAGTTCCCTCGTATGGGTCAGAATCGTCTTTGATTAAATTTTGATTTTCTTCAAAATATAATTTATTAACAGCATCATTATTTCCACTTGGATTAGGAACTGTGCAACTATCATCTACCACTAAATGATTGATTACTCCATCACCAGTAACAATAATATTTTTAAAAGTCATAGTTTCATCAGTATAATCGTCGCGAGGAATAAATTTGCTATCAATTTTATGAACAAATTCTCTTACTTCCCAAACTTTAAGAGAATGTAATTCATCATACCTGTAAATATCAGGAGATGTCAACAGTATAGCAGAATGAATATCGGAATAATCTTTTTTGCCATTAGAACCAATCAATTCAATTTTCTGGCAAGCACTATCCCAACTTTCGCCCCCACCTAAAAAATAAGAATCTTCATCAAGTTTGAGCATTTGTAAGTCAGAGTATCTTTGACCGTCAAACTCAACAACATAAGAACCACCGACATATACTTCGGGGATTTCAACATCAGACACATATGCCTTTTTAATATCATTCCATTTAAAAGAGATTTGATTATCAAAAATTAATTTACTTTCAACGTGAGAAAAGATAGAAATATTTCGACCAATAATACTCTTGTCTAAATTAGAATCATCTGTTTCAATAACATAATCAGCGACCAAACCATTGTTTTTTATTTTAAAATTAATGGTTAATTTAATATCTTTATTATTAAAGGGAAATGTAAAAATCCAACTATTTGTACTATTTTCAGAAACAGATAATACGGAAATTCTTTTAGGATTGATTTCTTTGCCATCTAATAAAATTTCAAATTCGCCATTATTAGTACAATATAAAAAATCTTCTAAAGCATTTTGGATAGAATAATCTTTGGTTAATTGAGTATATTTATCTCCAAAGCTTTGTTTTAAATCTGTGATAATAAAATCTAAAAGTTTCTTTCTATGGGTTACATAACCTAAGTTGCTTTCCAATTATAACACCTCTTATTATTCGTCTTTTTTAGGTACGGAATAAGTTAATGCTTGTTGACTATCAGAAACACCGCTTGTAGTAAAGTCAATAACAGCGTTATATAAAGACACCAAAACTGCAACAACCACTACAGGATTTTTAATAGCTTCAACAAACAGATTTCCTAAAGTCTGCCATGATGTCATTTGTTCCCAACTTAAACCGAAATAAGCCAAAATAGGTGTAACAATACTTAATACAATACTTACATAAAACAAAGGATTATTAAAGCGAACCTTCCAGTTAATTTTCATAAATTATCTCTCCTTATTGATAGGTAATAGCATAAATTTTTCATGGATGTCATCCATAACACCATTTGCCCCTAAACTATGATATTGTGTCCAACAATTTTCAAAATTATCCCTCGCATAAATCGGAGCATATCCTTTTTCGTGATAATGATTATATTCTGAAATCATTTGTGCTCTCAATAATGCTTGGATTCCTAACATTGTCGCAACCGTTTTCTTTTCCGTCTCTGCTAATTTATTTTTTGTTTCCTCATTGTGCTTTTTTTCATGGGAAATAAAATTTCTTACAATAAATAATATTGCCCCAGAAAACAAAGATGGTGCGCCTATAAGGCACAAAAATTGATACCACGTCATGTTTATCTCTCTTTTCTGATAATTATTTTCTTGTCTTTCTCCCAATAATCCACTTCTGCTCCTAAAATTTCCCCAATTAATCTTAATGGAACTAATGTTCTATTGTCTTTAATGGTCGGAGCAACATCTGATTCTTTGACCTCACCATTAAATGTATATTCTTTATTGTCGATTTGTAATTCAATAATATCCCAATCTTTTATTTTATCCACAACAACCCACGCCTCATTTAAGGGATAACTCCAAGGAATAATAGCTACACCATTATTTCCCCAAGCTTCGCCCCAACTATTTTGAATTAAAATTCCATTTTTTGTATAGCCAAATGCACAAATAGCATGATAGCCAGCTTTATCTTCATCGGATTTTGGCATTGGCAATTTCATATCTTTCTCACTCTTAAACCAAAAGGCATCAAAACTTACTGGTACATGAATAGATAATACACACGCACCATATTGGAAAATTGCCTCTTTAATATCGTTTTTATCTGACAAACTAATGTATTTTGTACCATTATACGGCAGGGCTTTGTCTTTTAAACCTTTTACCATATTTTTAATGCCCATATTGGGGTATTCTGTATTTGTCGGCAAATCTTTTTTTAATACAACGCCATCTTCGCAAAGATGTTTACATCCCTCTCTTACATACATTCCTTTGCCTTGCCAATCTTCTTCTGTTCTATTATGGTAAATAAAATCAGTAGAAAATTCTCTATTTGATTTTTTTTCTCTTTCTTCTTGATACCATTTCATAGTAGACAAAGCATGAGCAACGCAAGAGCTTACATTATATTGATTAATAACAGGAGCATATTTATCTGGCAAATATTCGTCAGGTAACATACCCATGTTTAAATATTCTTTTGCCTTATAATCTCTACTATCTTTGGGAGACGGAATTGCGCCATAAGCGTGTTCTCTCATTATTTCACCCCTTATTTAGATAATATAAACGCATCACTAAAATCATTTAATGGAACAACAATTCTTACAACCTCATTATCAGAAAATGTTCCAGAACCGTAAACTGGCAAATCATACTCTTTGCCATTTAACAATACCTTATAAATACCTGCACTAATATTGGATATAATCTTTGCACGATAAATTTTTGTAAATGGCAAACTTTTACATATTGTGTTTATGCAATCCACGATACCATCTGACAATTTCTTAGACAGACTTTCGCTCATTTTCTAACACCCCAAATTTGAATTGATGAGCCTTGTGGAATGTACGCTTCTCCATCTCCACTAACTTTCGCTGCAATAATTCTAATTTTATTAATTGATTCAACATTAAAAATTGTTTCTGGATTAAAATTAGCTTTATTTATCGTTGTTGCTGCATTTTGAAATGTGTATACATTAGTTGGATAAACAGTATCTAAATAACCATTTACAATCTTTGAATATACATAAGTATATATTTTCTTATCATGAATGATAGCATACTGATTACATAAATTCTTATTATTATTTACAACAACTGATAATGAGGATGTGTTAGTAGCAGGCTCAATATCCATATATAAATATAATGCTGAAAAATTATATGGTAATCCGTTTGGTTCTGTAGCTTTATCAATAAAAGGCATATCTTTATCTAAAACAACAGTTTCAATTAATTCAAATTTGTTTTCTTTATTAGCCCACTCACACAAAAATGTTCCATCATCATTAACCTGTTTTACAACTAAAATATTTCCCACTGATGGCATATTCACTGGCTTATCCAATTTATTATCAACATTTGGAATAGTCGGCTTATCTGTTAAGTCATTATAAGAACCGCTAAATGAACTCTTATTGTTCCAATTATTAATCTCATTATCTGAAACAGTTTTGTGTTCTGAATCTTCTTCTAATTGAGATAATTTTGTAGGAATTGTTATTTCAGATTTGGTTTGATTTACAATACTTTCAATATCACTATCTGTAAAATAGTCTACACCTTTAACTGGGGTTTTGCCATTTTGAATATCAGCGGTAGTAGTTTGTTCTTTGTCTGTAATGGTTATTCTCGCACCATTAGATGTTTGCTTTACCTCTGCCGTAGGAGAATATCCATCTTGTCCCTTTAAACTGTTTAATTGTTCTGGGGTGAACATATCATAAGTGAAATCTTTACCATTTTTTATTATAGCACTTTTAACGCCTAATCTATCAGTAATATAAATTGTTGCTCCAGTTTCCGTTTGTTCTGTTTCTACTGTAGGGGAAATACCATCTGCTCCCTTTAAAGATACAAGCCAGCTTTTAACAGAACCCTCGAATCCCTCTTCGACTGCAATTTCGTAAGCAGATTTACCATTATCGCCACGAGCTTTAATCCCAGTATCAACAGCTTTACCTAATTCATCATCGTACTCAAACCAATTTCCATTTTCTCCAATGTAGGGAGAAATACCTTTCTCAATAACCGCCTCGGTATAGGTTTTAACTTTATGATAGTTATTATTCTCAATTTGTTTAATTTGATAAACATTATCCATCTTGTGTCTCACCCATTATATTCTTATTATCCCACTCTACAATAATATCATTAATTTTTTGAGCAAACTGTGTATATCCATCTTGCCCAATCCATTTAACCAGTATAACGCAATTTCCTGTGCGATAATTAATTGTTTGCTCTTGAGTTTGAGGACATTCAACAATACCCTCTCTAATTTTTACCGAATTAATATCCCAAGTGGTTAGTTCATTTGAACCTACATATAAGCCTATTTCGATTTGTTTGAGCCAACTCATATCCTGTCCAAAATCAATAAGAATAGGTTTATTTGTACCTTGAATAATCAATATATCACCCACTTTGTTTCTTTTATAAAAACCATAAAGGGATGCCCCAATAAACACCCCTTTAGTTTTAAATACTATATGCTTTTTGCTTTAATTTGTTTGGTAAATCTAATAAAGCTCTTTGAATAGTTTCAACAGAAGAATTGTCACGAATATTGGGTAATGCAACAGTCAGATTTTGAATATTCATATTATTGCTGCTATCTTTCTGATTAACCGTATTCATAATACTGGCTAATTGCGGAATACTATACCGTCCTAAATTCATAAGATTTTCGGTCAATTTATTAGGGATAATACCATCGCCCTGATTTAATACTCTTAACTCTCTACCTTGTTCACCAACTAAAGATAGACCAGATTGCGGAACAGACAATGAGCCAGTAGCATATTTACCTTGAGCAATTTGACTCTGCGCCCATTTCTTTTGTCCTGCTGTTCCACTACTTACCAAATTATCTAAATATTTTTTCTGATTAGAACGATTATCTGTAGAAGATGACGAAGCTCCTCCTCCACCAGACGATAATCCAGCCCCAGCTCCAGCACCCATATAATTCTGTTGAATTTGCAGACTGTTTATTTCGTTGATAATTCTCGTATATTCATTTTTAAAATCTTCAAGATTTTTAATTCTATCTTGGATATTTTGATATTCTTTATTTTTGCCAATAGTTTGTTCATTTAATAAAATATTCTGTTGCTTTTCGTAATTATCAACAACATCTTCCCACTGTTGTTTATAATCTTCGAGCTTTGCAATTTCCTCATCAATTCGCTTTTCTTCTGCTTCTTGTTGCTGATTGCGTTTATATTCATCTAACTCTTCTTGAGCTTGTCGAACAGCTTCAACGTCCTGCTCATATGTCCATCCAATTCCACTTTTCCAGATTCGAACTTTTTTCTGTTTAGCGGCTTGTAATGCATCTTCTAATCTTTGAAGTTCGATACCATCTGCTATTTCATCGTTACGTTCTTTTAAAGTGTCCTTTTCTTTCTCTAATTGAGCAATTTGTTCGTCAATAGCAGAAACACGCTCATCTTTAAGATATCTTAAAAGCTCTAATTGAGCATCTAAAGAATTTTTCAAATTCTCTAATTGTTCCTCTTGAGCTTTTTTTACATTTTCTGTTATCTTATCTTGAATATCTTTTATATCATCGGCATATGACCACCATTGTTTATTAAGCTCTTGAATATATTCATGGTTGCTTGCCAAGCCTTGTTTTTCATATACCGCCCTTTGAGATAATAACATCTCTTGGATTTTCTGCATCATTTGAATACGTTCTTCGTCTGAAGCACCATTCTTTTCTGCGATATATAATTGATATTCCATATCGGAAATAATTTTCTGATATGCTTCGTGTTGAGCTTTTAAGGATTCTTCTGCTCTTTCTTGAGCTGTTTTTACAGAAGAGCCACCACCAATGCCAGTAGAAATAGAATCTCCTGTGCCACCAGTGGAAACTCCCATAGCATTAATTGCGTCAATCTGATTTCGAATTAATTGTAAAGCATCTTTAGTAGAATAATATGTTTGATAATCGGCATATTTCTTTTCTAATTGAGAAGTGTCTACACCTTGAGCTTTTTGCTGAGCAATTTGATTTCTTAAACGAGCCAAATCACGTTTAGAATATCCATATTTTTCAATACCGCCCGCCCCAGCTAAAGCTAATTGAGTATTTGCTTCGGATTGATAGGCTGCAATACGAGCTTGGACTTGTTTTAAGGTTGTTTCAGTTTTATCGTATTCGTTTTGTTTCTGAACTCTTGCAGCTTCCTTGGCGGCTTCAGTGATAAATACATAAGCGTCACCTTCGACCTTTAAAGATGAGGCAAATTGTTGAGTAACAAGAGAAAGAGCAGAAACAGTTTGCGATGATTTAGATGTTACACCGTTTTGTTCTTCCCTTGCCTTCGTTATTTTTTGCGCTAAAGAAATTAATTCTTCATCTGTGTCTTTTAATTCTACTCCATGGTTTTTAAGATTGAGTAATTCAACAGCCGACTCAATTATTTCATCTTCTTGTTTTTTTAGAGAGTCTGTATAATAATCAACTTTTTTTCCACCATTTTCTTGTTCGTAAGAAAGAGTTTTCAAAGCAGTATTATAGCTTTTTATTTTTTCTGCTGAATCTTCAAACCCTGAAAACATCCTTAAAAATTTAGATGTAAAACTATCTCCGTATACGGATTTATCATATTCCTCTTGATAAGATTGAGCTATTTCTTGTTCTTTAAGAGATATTAATTCTTTTTGCAAAGAAATTTCTTCTCTTAAATCGTCTAATCTTGCAGGGTCTCCTGTGGTGGAATAAGCAGTCTCTAAATCTTTTAGCTTCGAATTTAAACCTTCTAATTCTGTAGATAAATTTTGAGTTTTCTCTTTAGCTTTATCCGACGCTCCAGCGATAGAATTAAAAACTTTATATAATGCCATTCCTGCTGTAACCGCAGCCATAATTGGGTTTGCTCTAATCACTTGAAATAAACCAGTTAAAGCTATATTTAGCTTTCCACTAATGCCAACCGCTGTGTTCATTGCAAATCCAAGAGTTTCAAAATATAAACCTAAACGATTTAAAGCCGTATTTCCAACCGTCATAGCTTTAATTACTTTAGAAACACCTGTAAAAGCAGTTGTAAATAAGCCTATTTGAATGATGGTTGTACCAATATCTGTATTTGCAAATTTTAATAATGCAGTTCCCATATCAACAATTCTTTTTAAAATATCAGAACCTGCAATGTTATTTGCTAAATCTTGAAATTCTGCTTTTAACCGACTCACGGAAGCTGCAACACTTTCCATATATCGAGCATTTTCTTGCCATGCAGGAGATAAGTTGTTTAATGCAGCTTTATTGGCATCTATCGCAGTTTGAAAATTGGAAAGAACACTGTTTACTATATCTACCTGCGTCTTGCCACCAATTAATGCGGCATAGTAGTTTTTAGTATTAGTGTCTAAATCTTTCCAAACACCGCTCAAATCGGAAAATATATCAAAAGTAGATTTTAATTGTCCGTTTTGTCCATACAATGTCAATCCTAATTTATTAAAATCGGACTCCATTTTGGGAATGAGAGTTAAATCCTGTTCCCCTTCTTCATTGAACCCTTGTAGGTTGAGTGTTACGGAGCGTAATCCTCTTGAAATACGAGATAATTTTGTTAATTTAAGAATCGTTAATTCTTAAATGAGTTTATAAAATTTAAGATAATATCTTTATAATTTTCGTTATAAATATCCGTATATTTGATTCTTATTAATGGAATATTATGATTCTTGCAGAAATCATCTTTTGCAAAATCTCTTTGTTTATATTTTTCAAATCTCTCCATGCATTGTTCCTGTGTTAAACTGCTTCCAAAATTAACTGGCTTGCAATGATGTTCGCCGTCTACCTCTATACAAATATTATAATCGGACAAATAGAAATCAAAAAAAAGTTCTCTTATATAAGAGCAATCATGAAATTTATATTGTCTAATATATTTTATGTTTTTCTGTTTTAAAAAATTCTCTACCAGTAATTCATTTTTCGAGTATCTTTTTGTGCAATCATCGCATAGCCATTTTCCTTTCAGAAAAGCTCGATATGTCGTGTAAAATATATTTCCACATTCACATTTACATTTTATAGCTTGTGTTTTCCAATTATCATTATCGACTAATTCCAATACTTCGCCATTGATTCCATTGTTTTGAGCATATATATTAAGATTATAAATTAAGTTTTTTTTATTAGTATCCAAACTAAAAACAAGAATCTTCTTTACTTTTTTTAATTTAGATACTTCCACAAATCCTCTGTAACCCGTGTTTTTTTCAATAACCTCCACTCTGGCATTTGCGTGTAAAGTTTGTGTTTTATCTATAATCTCATAATTAGAATTTTCAAAATCAAGCAAATATTTTTTATGTCTCATTTTTGCCATATTTTCATCCCGATATTGCCTTGCACATTTTTTGCAACATAAATATTTATTACCAAGGTAAATATGCTCCCAAGTCTTTGAAAATTCAGCTCCACATTCACATTTCATTTTTATGACAATTCTTAATTTTCCATTTTGTCTTATATGTTGGATATTTATTACTTTAATTCTATCATTTTTTTGTTTTATAAAATTAATTATATTCGTTTTGTAATCTTTATTTTTTGATGAATATAATCCAATATTACCCATTTTAAAACTCCTTATATTTTCATATAATGTTCAGACTATATCTTCTTAGTATGGTGTTAACCCACTCGGGTATTTAGTCGTTGAGCGTTTACCTATAGCTCCATAGGTACTTCGTTGCTGGTTGTCTAAATTTTATCTTTTTTACTATACCTTAGCCATTACGCTTCGCCATTATACATATTTCTATTATAATTTAGTAGATAAAATCCTAAAGAGTTTCCAGTCAGTTAACCATATTTATTCAGACCTCTCATTTAAGCCTGATTTGGCATAATCTCTGCACCCGCAGAGATTAAAGCCATAGTTTGTTGCATTGTATTTCCCGCTTGCGCTAAAGTGGCACTCACCTTCGGCATCGCAGTAGCGATATCCGAGGAGCTAATTGCAAAATTATTAGCAATAGAGTTTAAACTATCCAAAATTTCAATAGCGTCGGAAGCTTCGGTAATATTAAAAGCTTTCATGGAAGCAATAATGAAACTCGCTGCGTCCGCAGCCGAAACTTCGCTATCTGCTACGTTTTGATATAAGGTTGCCATTTGGGCTAAAATAGCCGCGTCATCTTCTGAATAGCCACTTCTTTTAAATATAGTAGCAGCCTCAACCATTTCAGTTTTTGTTCTCGCGGTTTCTTTTCCTAATGCAGATAATTTATCTGTGTATGCTTCAAGAGAATCCCCGCTTAAATCTGAAACTTTTTTAAATTCAGTTAATGCTGAATCTAAATCAGCAACCGCTTCATACCATCCTCGTGTTGCAGATGTAGCCAATCCAATTACTTGGCTAACCGTATAGAATTTCGACATTTTCTCAAAAATATCGCCCATAGTTTGAGAAGTTTGTTTCAGTGTTTTATTCGTGCTATTCGCACTCGCATCTACAATCTTTATATTTTTAGGCAAGTCAGAAATTTTTCCAGATATTTGGACTAAAATTCTGTAAGTAGATTGTAAATTCTTGTTAATATTATTAAGAGAAGTTTGAACACTACTTAAACTTCCTTTGTCAATATTAACTTTTAGACCTTTTTGCTCAATAGTTTGTAATTGTCTTAAAATCTGGGAAGTATCAATATTGGCTTTTAGATTTAAACTATAATCTGCCAACTGTTATGCACCTCCATATTATTTTTTCATACGATGTTTTTCTCTGGTTGAAGCAAAAATCAAGATGCTATCAGAAATATCATCGTCTGATTTTTTTTCTTGATATTTTCCTGTCTTACTATAAACACATTTCAGATCAAGATTAAATAATTTGTTTGCTAATTTAATAGAATTAGGTTTAAGGTTTTCTCTTTCCATTCCTTTTCGTGTTCCATCATGCAAACCAATGTTTTTTCTCCATGTCGAAACGTAAATAAAATGTGTTTCAATATTAAATGAACATAAAACACCTAATAACATACCTTGGACTGCACCTAATTGAACCAAAGTTAGTTTACTCTTTTTGTCAATTAATGGCACATCTTCCACATATGCTATTTCTGGTTTATATTCTGATAATAATTTATTTACTTTTGGAATTAGATTAATTATTCTTTCTCGCCATTGAGCTTTCTCATCGTCTGGCTTTATTTTTCCATAAGCAACTAAATTATCTTCATCAAAAATGCTCCAACCAATAGCTGTAGTTGAAGCATCTAAACTAATATATCTCATCTTTTATGTTCCCTTTATCCCTAATTAAAAGAGTGAGAAATTCCAACTTGTAAATCTAAGCCGTATTTTCTTGCTTCTCTTTGAAATATTTTGTCCAAATTCAAATTAACATATTTTTCAAATTCATCCCAAAATTTTGTCGCAACAACAGGTGAAAATCCAAAAGCGGAATTATTTGTACCATTATTTAAAATGTCGGCTAACTCATGCTCTTTTAATGGCTCATAAATATTACCATGCTGAAATAGCTCTGCATTCCAAACCATTACCGATAAGTCCTGATAAATGTTCGATTCAACATAATTTCCCACGAACTTTGCGTTCTCCATAACAAAACTATCACTGAATTGATATGTTCTTGTATACCACAAAGGTTCTGAATCGTATATTTTAGTTTGAATAATAGTAATTAATTGATCGTATAATTCTTGGGTTGTATTATTTAGTATGTCGGTCAATATTACATTGAGTTGATTATCAGCTCTTGAGCTTATTTTCTGTACCATTTTTCGACATCTCACCCATAATTTTTTCTACCTTTTGTTTACTTGGCATTTTTTTTACCATTTTATTAGTAGATTCTTCTAAACTTCTCGCCAATTTTTTAATAGTATTTTCAACACTTTCAGCTTCACTTAAAAGGTCGCAAATCAATCCATAACTACTACATTCATATTCTACTTCGTCAATTAAAAGAATTTGCATGAAATAATTATATTTTTCGATACTAATATTTTCATCAACGCCGACATTTGTAGCGAATAACAATAAATACCAGTCAAGCATAATTTTTCTATCAGTTACATCATCGACTTCTAATAATTCTTGGACGATTAATTTAACTTTCTCGATTGGTAAATATCTCTGAATATCAATATCAAATCTTTCGCTATGAAAAATATTTGTATCTTTAACTTTTAAATCTTTCATTTTTAATCTCCTTTTATCCGATATTCTCCATTTACTTTCCTTAATTTTACAATTTGAGGTATATAATCAAATGGATTTTTGAACACAATAACTTGATTGTCAACCTCAACATAAAGTTTACCCTTATGTTCAAATCGCACTTTGTATTCACCTTTACCTAATTTAATAGGTTCTTGTTTAAATTTGCAATTTGCCATTTGCGACATCGGACGATTTCTTTTTTCTTTTTCGCACCTGTAAACATATGGGCAATAATCGCCAGTTTTTGTACATTGGCAATCTTGATTATAAGGTGCAACAATACAATATTCACAAAATATGTCCATAATACCGCTCCCTAAAAGCAAAAATTGAAAAAAAGGGGCGTTTAAACCCCTCTTTGTTTTATTCTACGGTAACTTCCGCATAAGCTTTAATATCAGGCTTATCGGTAGCAGTAATTTCAATAATAGTAGTACCAGCCTGTTTAGCCTCAACTTCACCAATATTGCTTACAGTAGCAGTAGCTTGTGTACCACTGGTAAAGGTTAAATTGCTGTTGTTCAATACGCCAGTAATACCACCAGAGAAAACACCAACAACTTTCAAAGTCAATTTCTCACCAGTATTCATAGAAATTTCTGCGCCATCAACAGCCATAGACTCCAAATCTTCAGACCAGTTCTTGCCATAAATTTTCATCTTAACAGTAGCATAAGCGCCCATGTCATTGCAATTAGTGGTAGTATAATATGCTAAAGCCTGACCACTTAGGGGAGTATTAGATACACCAGAGGCAGTCATATCCAAAGACATAGCCCCAGATAACTGAAATCTCGGAATGTCAACAATTAATTCACCAACCTGAGAACTGGTACTAATTGTTTGAGCACTAATACCACCAGCAAATAACGGATAAGTTACAATTAAATGAACTTCGCTCGGAATCATAGCTGACGGAACAGTAAACAACTGCATAGCGTCATCATTAGAATTATAAGTTACACAAACCTTAGAGCCAATCGGTAAATTAGATGCGTTTGCAGTTTTACCTACAAAAGTAATAGATTTATAATCTTCTTGTCCTTCAATAGTATAAAACCCAACAGTACCAGCAGTACCAAAAGCCACAGGTGTACCAGTAATAGTAATCTGATTTGCAATGGTAGTAGTTACACTTTCGGTAACTAAAGAGCTACCACCAATGGTAATATTACCACCAACATTTAATGCCAAATATTGTAAATTAAATAAAGCATCTGTGATAGTCATTTCAAGTAAACTATCATGGAAATAACGCAAAATCTTCCATTTGAAACGCAACTTTCAAATGCGCTCTTCAAGAGAGCTGCTTACACTTTCGCATAAGTTGAGACTATATGTCCATTTATATATCTATATTAATCGTTGTGAAATTAGATATATAAATGTTGTATTTTTCTTCCACCATTTGCTTGTGGCTTTACTCCTCCGTCAGAGGATAGTCGTTGGGGGTCTCCCATATCATAAAGACTTAGGGCTTTCCCTGCTAAACACCCATTTACAATCACTTAGGATTTAACCATATGATTATCCTATAACTTTTTTCTGCTTTCGCAACCATTCAGTTTATCGTTTCCAATTACTGTTTAGGTATATAGGCTTTAGGGATTCCAAGCATTAAACACAAGATACTCACTGATTACTCAATGAGCAGGGCGCATCGTTACCCCAAAAGAGGATTACTCAAACCTCCGCGAACATCCTCTGCACTCAAGCTAATGTTCATACCACCATTTTGCATGGTATTAGTTGTAAAAATAAGTTGCGGAGAAACACTTGATTGCGAAAAAGCTTTCGCTGTACCCACACCAGCTAAAATATATTTATCCAACTTTATTTTCCTCCTTACTAAATACTTGTAAATTGTTTTGCATATTCATTCGCATCACTAAATATATCATCATAAATATCCTTATCTTTTTTATATACCCAATGGTCAATATCTATTTTAGCACCTTGTGTGACTGCTATCATATTAACGATATAATCATATTTACTAACAATAGTATTAAAGGTTATTTCAAATAACCTATAGGGCATATCCATAATTTTTTCATGAGTATATCCACTCGAACTAAGAACAACACCTACTTTATATTCCAAAGTCGGATTTTTAATTCCCTTATTTTTTAACGCAAAATAATCTGTAACAATTCTTTTAAAATCATTACTCATAGGTCTATCATCGTAACCCTCGATATTTTGATATAGAATAATCTTTCTTAAATTATCAAAATCTGAAGCAGACAATTCTTTATTATTTAAAACAATTCTTGCTTTGTTTTTTTTTATCATTAAACAAATATTACGACCATTAATATATAGATTAAAATTATTTTCGTCAATATTTTCAATAAGTAATTCATCTTGAGGAATATCTGTTTTGTTCTTAAATTCTTCATCATATGCAATACCAAAACACAAATCTATTATATTTATAAATTTCTGTTTAATCTCATTGTTACCTAAAATTAAATATATTAAATATTCCAAATAGGACATTTTAATAACTTCGACATTCCCAATGGAAGATTTATCTATATCTAAAATCCCATAAGAATCTGAAAATTTTAAAAAATCTCTAACTTTAATCGGAAATACCTTTAATCCCTTATATTCTACTGGAATCCCTAACCCTACATTTATAGATATATCTTTAGCTATTGCACCCATCTACACGACCTACATCTGTGTAAATTGTACTCATAATGAAATAATACCCTGTAAAAGTAGAATTATTCCCTATTCCAACTCGCGACCTATCTAATGTTGATAATTGATGATTATATTGTAAATATCCTACCCCTGCAACATCTTGTCCGTTCAACGATTTCATTAATTCCATTTCAATTAAATCGCCTCTATTACAAGGAACACCGTTGTAATCTACTATGGGTATTTTTGTACCGAATAGAATATCAAACTCATAACTAATAACAGCGGTTGTATATGTTTTTGGGAGAGTATCGTAACGATATATTTTTAATACAGGTCTGCTAATTGTTTCTAAATTAGGCTGAATATTAGTTAAAAAAATCGTATAATCATCTGTTCTATCTTGCCCATTCCAAATCATATTAACCTTTTGTTCTAAAGTTAAATTTGGCCGAGATAGCGCATCTTTCGTTGGATAATATAAGAGTTTAAAGAGATTGTTATTTTCAACGAGAGCCATAACTATCTTATATGGAATATATGGCATTGTTGAAAATGTATTATAATTACTTTGTGACATATTAATTCTCCTTAAAAGAACGACTTAATAGTAATTAACATATCTTTTCTAATGTCATTATAACTAAAAGATAATTTAATTGGCTCATCACTGGGTAATAACCCTTTAATAGTAAAATTATTTCCTTCTCTATTTAAAGAGTAAAAATTACTTTCAGAATAAATAATATTAATTTCATCATCTAACTTAACATTATTGTTGCAAGCAGAAACATTAAATTCTTTTGTTTCATACTGTCTTAATTCTGTAAATTCAGGATTAATAACTATTGTATAACTGTCTTGAATTTCATCTACAATGTTAATTTTAATTACATCAAAAATATCTTCGTTACCCTCAAGATGAACTTTAAATACAATTTCGCCAGTAGCATTATCTTTAATTTGATAAGTGCCATCGTTAGAAATTATAGCTTCGCCTTGTTCTACACTCCAAATGATATTTCTGTCAACATTTTTACCATTCAATTTGACATCTGCCACTAATTGACCCGTAGAACCCTTTAATAATTCAGAAATATTGGAATTAATATTGATTGAATAATTATATTCGAATCTATTGGCAATATTATCTTTAATATCATCTGATGGCTCAATCATATCTAAATAAAAATCGTAATATAATAGAGTTGTATCTTCTGTTACATTATCATTTTGCAGAATATTATTAATAGCCGTTAATTTAAAAGGTTGTCCATTAAAGATAAATCTTTGGTTTTTCTCAAAATTTAGAGTAGTTCCATTTCCTTGCACAATTATTACAATATGTCCATTGGCAGTAATAACATCTTTATCTTTTAATTGTTGTGGACTTGATAAATCATATTCAATACAACATGGGAAAGAATTAATCTTGCCATTTGTTTTATCAATCCATTTTAAAACATTATTGCAACGCCGAACTTCGATTTGATTATATGGATTAGCATAATCTCTAAGATTAATAGTAATCCATGTATTATCTCTCCATATAAACATTAAACCTAAAACATTTTTATCTGAAAGATTTTTACTTCCGAATAATTTAAAATCGTCTGATTTCTTTAATCCTGTTCCCATATCAATAGCCATATCGACACTAATATCAACAGGATTATATATTTCACTGCCTATATCTTCTTGTTTATATATTAATTCGCTATTTTGTGTTGAATTATCCCACCTATCATTTAACATAGCCTGTATAAATGAAGTGTATTCGTCTTTTGGGGTATCACTATACATATGCAACAAACTTCTGTATTTACTAAATCTCATCTTTATACAATAAAGAAGAACATTCTAAAATAATTGCCCTTTTTTCCTTTAAGGTTGCCATCTTAGAAACTTCTTTAAGACCTTTCAATTTTTTCAAAACATAGCTTTCTTTTTCTGACAATTTATCTTCCCCAGATAATTCAACGATTAAATTAAATAAATAGGCATTGTACTCATTTTGACTATTTTCTAAAATAGGCAACAATTTCCAAACTTTAGGAGCATATAATGATTGCACGCCCATCACCCCTTAAAGCCTTTGGAAATTAAATCAAGATTTTTAAATTGATAATTTGTTCCGTCTTGTTTAACTCTGCCACGCAACATTTTTAAATTTGCATATCTTTCTTTTAAATTTTGCCCTGTAGAATATTTTTTAAACTCTCTATTTTGAAGAGTTTCCTTAAATTCCAAAACATCATTAACTTGTGCTTCATACCACGCAATCAGCGTCCAGTCGGCAATAATAGCAATTTCATTAATATCAAAATCACTATCGAAAGTTTGAGATTCTAAATCATATGTTAAAGGTTTTAAACATTCAGTAAATTTTGGCAATTCTCGCAACATATAGGATTGGAGAATTTCTGTAAACAAATTTTCATCCTCTTTGTAGATTTTAGCTAATTTATAATCATTAATGATTACCATAGCTTCATCTATAATTGCCGAAAAAGGAGTTCCCACGAAATCTCCTCCTTTATTTCTTAATTAATTTAGATAAATCTTCAGCAATTTTTACAATATCATAACCAGACTCAACCTTAATTCTGTTTAAACTATTATAATCATAAGATTCATTTTGGTTAATACGTTCAGCAATGGCTCGAATAGTAGATTCTAAAAGCTCTTTGTTAGAAATTCCAAGCAACATATCAACATCGGAACTATCACGAAGTTTAATAATTTTATCTAACATCTTTTTATCATATAACTTCGCGTAATCCTCTGCTAACCCTAATTCTTCTACAGCTTGTTTATCTGCAATATAAATCAAACCACTCTCCATAGTGTTAGGATAATTATTAACAATGTTTGCCAAATCATCAAATTTAATCATTTGAGAGTCACCATAGGCTTTGAAACTATAAACTTTACCTAAACCATCTTCTTCTGTTGCAACATTAACCATATTATGCATTAAATTGATACATTTGATTTTCTTACCAGTATAAATAGGCTCAGATTTTACAGGCTTATCTTTTAATTCAGACTCTAAACTTTCAATCTTACTTATTAATTGAGCAATAATTTCATCGTAGTTAGGCTTTTCTTCAACTTTTTTTGCTCTCGTCTTGGTTTTAACTTCTTCAATAACTTCAGTATTATCTTTTTTTTGAACTGCCATTTTAAAACTCCTTTTATCCTTGAAATTAAATCGTGAAAAATAAGCTATAATGACAGCGCATTATAGCTTATTTTTATATATAAATTACTGCAAGTTGGTAACTACACCAGCAACAGCATTAGTAATAACTTGAACATCCCAAGCTTTACGCAAAGTGGACATCTGCAAGAGGTTTGCATTTTCATACATATTATCGGTATTACTCATGGTTTCGCCACCTAAGCCAATCTGTACCAATTTTTGTGCAGCAGGAGAGACAACGTAAATTTTGGTGTCATCCAATTTTAAAGAATACGGATTTGCATAGTTATAAGCATCGGGAATTTGCTCAATCGGAATAACGTCATAACGGTATGATATTTTACTTAATTTTTTCTAATCTTTTTAAAATTAAATTATATTGCTCTTTTGTAATTCTATTTTCTCTATTTAGATATTCAATAAATTCTTTAAATTGAAATTTAGTATTATTTCCATTCCCATACAATTTGTGAAATTCTTTGTGGATTTCTCTGTTTAACGTTACACCATTGTCTACATTGGTATGATTCTCTATATCCCAATTATATCCATTAATATGATGTACCACAATATCTCCACGAGATTTTTTGCCAGTTATTTGACAAGTATAGTTATCTCTTTGAAAACATTTGTGGATAAAATTTTTATACAACGGATTTCTAAACCTATAAATCGAATCTTCTCTATCTTCATCCGATAAGTTAGGATTGTAAAAATGGTTGTTTTCTCCAGAAAATTTATTGTAGCCACATTTTTTACAATGATTACCTATCAAAACTCTTTCTGGAGTAGTTCTCCATAAATCTCCGCAAGAACATCGAAACAAAATTTTTGTTGTATTTCCTCTATATCTTTCTAAAGGAATTACGTCAATTTGCTTTTCTTCTAATAACTTTAAAAATTCATCATTAGTTCTTAAAAGTCTATTTCTTTTTGCTTCGCTTTGACATCTTTTGCAACCATTTTTTCCTTCTAATAAATTGTGAGGAGTAGAAATAAAATCTTCATTATGGATTAAACATTTGAATTTCATTTTAGTATGAGTATTAATATATTTTTCTAATGGAACAATATTAGGAAATACCTCTTTCAACTCCATTATAAATTCTTCGTTTGTTTTTCTTCTTGGAATGTAACTCACTTCTTTTAATATTTGTAAATAAAAGGTATTTTATAAAGATTAGATTAAATAATTAAGTAATTTACCTTGTTCACTATAATTCGCAACATTATAGCAGTCTTATTGTCACCAATAGACCTCTTATAATTTCTTATAAGCCCAGACTATATGTTCATCTGATATTTTAGAATATCAGAGGGGGATTTTTCGTATACCATTAGCTTGTATACTAACTCCGACACAATCGGATAGTCGTTGAAAGTTTTCCATATCATAAAGACTTAGGACTTTCTCTGCTGAACATCCATTTTTTGTAGTATTTAGGATTTAACCATGTACTATACTCATTCCTTTTTTCTACTTTCGCAACCATTCCATTTATCATTTCTGATTCTGTTTCGGTGTATATGAGTCTTTAGGATTTACCAGCATTTAACCCCCGGTACGCACATATCACTATATGCGCATGGTTTATCTTTATTTATGCTATATTAGATAAATAAATTTTTCCATTAAAAGTCTGAAGATGTCCGAGTTTAACGTAATCATCTTCTAACAAATATCTATAATTGTTATTAGTAGGCAATACAGATTTCAATGCTACAGGAGTACCCATAATAACAGGTTTCACACCATAATTGTAAGCAGCTACAATCTCACAAAGTTTGATTAAACCCTTTTCGGTATAGTTAGTAACAGCCAAATTGCCAGTCAAGTTACCCATAGTAGTTTCAAAAGCAGAGAAAGCGTCAGTTAACAAAGCTAACTCAATACTTCTTGCGGCTTTCATAACCTGTTCAGCAATAAACTCACGACCAGTCAAAATTTCATACAAATCAGTACCGACAGTCAACTGATGATTTTCAGGAACTAAAGTAACGGTAGTTTTGTAAAGTTTCTGCAAATCGGCGTGTTTTAATCTGTAGCCAGCTTTAGTAACAGTAAACAGAGAGTTATTTTCCAACTCGAAAGACATACTATCACCAAGGTCAGCAAAACGAAAATCTGCAATATAACGTAAAGAACCAGTGGTTAATACTTCTGGCAGAACCATATCAAGCAAAATATCACGAATCGAATTAGCAAATTCTCTTACTACGGTATGGTTTGCATATTTTTTATAACTACCCATAACGCCATCTACAGTCATGCCAGTGCCTTTGACAATCTCTTCGGCAAACATTTTATTGATTGCTTTATTCATATCAGAAACAGAAGTTTCTGCAAATTTCTTACCTTTTACGCCTCTTTCAGCTAAAAAGTTTTCACAATATACATTCATTGCAGTATATAACTCAGGAGAGTTTTCTGCAAATTTTTTAACAGCAACAGTCTCAAACATTATGTCTATTCCTCCTTAAATTATTCCTGTACGCAAACAATCTTGTACGCAGGAGCATGTTCCATGCCAATACCTACTTTTGGGAACGGTAAAACGCCAATCCATTCAACCTGAAAAGCTGTAGAGCCAGCAGTTGCGCCAGTAGCTTTGGCAACACGAGTAAAGGTACTCTGTCCTGCTTTAGCTTCTAAGAAGTCACCTGCAACAATTTCAGAAGTATCATCAATACAATCGGCGGTAATTACAATCTGGTCGCCCTTTACAGGTTTAAAAGCACTAAAAGTACGTTTTTTAATGTTAACAAAATCTCTCGGATCTGCGCTCAAACCAGCAAACATCTTGCCGTTTACCTCGGTATAATGTTCACTCGGATTATAAGCAATCCACAAACCACCTAAAGTACCAGCAACAGGAGCGGTAGCAGTCCATACCTCATCTCCCTGTTTAGTCGGAGCAGCTAACGCGATTAAAGCACCACCCGCAACATCATTTTCACTTACACAAAATCTATTTAAAGCATCTACATCAGTAGCAGAAATTCTGCTTTCAACAATTACACCATTTGCCATGTTATAAGTCCTCCTTATATTATTTTAAGAATTTTTTAAATACATCCTCTTTGCTTGTTGGTTTTGTTTCATTTGTTACATTTCCAACAAAACCCATTCTGATAATATCTTCTTTTTTCTTAGTTTTCTTTTTGCTTTCATCATAAGCGAAAGATTTAACTTTAGATTCAAATTCTGCGATTTTCTCAAATTCACAGTTTTTGCCTTCCTCCATTAACTCTTCATATTTTTCAACACTCAAATCATCTTTAACATTTGCCATAATTTTATCTACGGCAAAATTCTTTTCCTCATTGAGTTTTTGAGTTTTAAAGGTTCTCAACTCTTCTAACTCGCAAGCCATGGCACAGACTTTTTCCATAATGATATTAGTCTGCTCGTCGGTTTCGTCAACCATTTTCTTAGCTTCTTCTCTTGCTTCGACAGTTTCAGCATTAACCATAGCCATAATTGCCTCAGAATTTAAACCCATTTTCTGCACTTCGGATTTCTCCATTTTGTCAAAATCAATCTCGACTTTAAACTCTTCGTCATCTGCTTCTGCGTGAATTTCAGCAGGAATATCAAATCTTTCTTTGGTTTCTTCGTTAGTAACGACAACTTTATCGTCTTGAATACTATTGACAAAATAATCTTTGCCCAAATGTTCTTGGACTTTGCGAATTACGACAGCGTAAACCTCTCTGCCTTCTAATTCATCAAATTTCTTTTCTGCCATTTTTTCACCACCCTCATCTGCTAAATCAAAATCTTTATATAATTTTTCAACTTTATCAATAACTTCTTGCTCATCGTTCTGTTTAGCATAAGTTAAAGCGGAACTTAAAGCATTTCTGTTATAATAAAAGGTGTCACCGACTAACTGCATTAAGGGATATTTCAAGTGTTCGGATGGAGCTTCTTGCCAGCCATCTTCGACAACACCGTAGACAACTTTAACTAATTCATCTCTGTTTTCGGCGTTCATAAC